TGCCTCTATTAAATTTTTTATTTCATCGTGTCTATTCATCTTCTATATTTTTTTTAAAATAATCAAAATCAAATGCCGGACTTAGATCCGTAACATCTGTGGTGTAATTACTTCTGGTAACAATACCATCAAATTGATTCACACCATTTACTTTAGTGTTATGTCCCACACATTTTTTACTAATGTTAAAATCTTCCATTAGTTTTTTACATATTAGTATGGTACTATCAATTTGAACTTCAGTATAAGGTTGCCATAAAAAATAATCTCTCCACTTACGTTCAAAAGCCTTTCCATTATAAATATTACCAATCCAGTTAATGTATCTATTTTTTAATGGTTCTTTTTCTAACCAACCTAAATTTTCCAAAGAAACCGTTATTGATTTCTTGGATATGTTCTCATCATTTATATATTTGGAGTATTTTTTTGGTTCCAATAGTTCTATTATCTTACCATCACGAGTGATTATATAATTAGGAACTTTATTGTATTTCTTACCGTACCTATATTTTAACGCATTTATATAATCTGTTGCAACCCTTGAAGTGTGTGATAAAATAATTTGACTTTTATTTTTTTCCTCACCTTCATAATTGAAGTCCCCGAATTTTATAACGTTTTCATCATTCATCGTTCTTTTTATAAACTAATCTTTTAATACCATCATCAGTTGTTGTGGTAGTTGTTGACTCACCACCCGTTCCATTACTAATCATATCATATTCAGTTTCCTCAGACATATTATCAGCAAATGTTGGTTCCCAAGTATTTACCTCAATAATATTTAATGGATCTCTATGTACTATTACAGGTACTTCAACAATTTTTTCTACTTCCTTAATAACCTCAACAATCTTCTCTACTTCCTTAATAACCTCAACAATTTTTTCAACCACAATTGGTTCAACTTGGGGGGTGACTTGGGGGGTGACTTGGGGGGTATAATTATGAAAGTAACTTTCAGGAACTTCAACCTCATCATGTATGGTATCATGTATGGTATCATGTATGGTACTACTTTCTTTTTTATTTTTTTTAAATGCTTGGTTAGTCGCAATAACTAATGTAATTGCTAATGGATCAAATACAAAAATTAAAAGTAAAATGAAAAGGTTCGCAACTTGTTTAATATCCCAACCTGAAATCTCACTAATGTATTTAATAGATCCTAACTCACTACCTTCCAACTCAGCAGATTCCATATTAAGTATTTCAATATCTAATTTAGTTATACTATCATTCATACCATCAATACGAGTGGATACCTTATCTCTATTTTCTGTGGTAAGTTTTAATTGATCCTCAAATGATTTACGGTTAGCATTATTTGCCTTTGTAATAAGTTGACCTGTTTTTCTATCTACAGATTGTGTTGTGGTATTGGTAGATAATCCATCTCTTAACTTTGAAATGTCCTTATCTAATACATCTTTCTCTTTCTGTTGTTCGTTTTTTATTTCAATAAATCTTGTTTTCTTTACTTCAACATTTGCAATCTTTTTTTGATTAATCTCAAGTTTTGCAATATTCCCCTGAAACCCAGTACTTAATAAACCATAGATACCAAGTGAAGTAATCAAAGATAATGTCACAAGAGCGATTGTAAGGTATATCTTTAAGACTCCGTATGTTTCTTTCCACTTGTCGTGTAAGTATGTGGCAATTGCAATCTTAGATACCTCAAGAAAAGATCCCATAATGATTACAGGTAACGCAACCCCAACAAACACCACCGATAATCCTACCACACTATAATAAGCGGCAGTTCCTGATAGACCAAGAGCACAAAATAATAAAAACCAGGGTAAAAATTTTTCTTTCATAATAATTGTAATGTATTTATAAATATCAATATAAGGTATTTATATAATTATGTCATTACTTAGAGAATCAATACGTAAAGTTTTAATCTTAGAAAAGAAGATTGCACAGATAGTTAGTACTATTGAAGTTACATTTAATTTAGAAGTGGATCGTATACCTCACACCTATGATAGATCTACACGACCTGAATTAGAAAATATTGGATACAATCAAAGACCTATAGAAAGTAGGGAGATCAGAGAGATTGTAATGATGGCTAAAACTGAAATAGCCGAAAAAATAATTAACCGTGAAATAAAGGAAGGTGAACGTTTTGTGATAAAGTCAGAAAAATGGGAATTAGCCATTCCTTTAGAACCCATCCATGTTTCAGGTACAAATTGGATCTTACAAGTGTTCACCGTATTTAGAGAATCAAGAGAAAATCCATTTAGAGTTGGTAAGAACCAAATTGTAATTTGGGTATAAAAATAAAACCCCCACTGGTACCAATGGGGGAGTGTAGTTTCATCTTGTCGCCAGGACAAGATTGAGGAGTTTCACCCAGAGAACATCGTGTCTCATTCCGCCGAGTTGTAAGGGTAATCTCGGTTCAACCCTTTTCGTTTGTCTTACAAATATAAGTCTTTTATTTCAATCTACCAAACATTATTTAAATAATATTATCTTCTTGTGTAAATCCAGCTGAATCAACCTCAGGTCCATTATCAATTAACATTTCAACTTTTATTTCTCCATCAACAAATCTTGACACAGAACAGAATTCAATTTCAACATCCTCATTAAGATTCAATTTAAACTCGTTATACTGTTCCTCAGTTTCAAATGACCCAACTTGAGTTGCCGGTGACTGATAAACTTTTAAACGATACGATCCAAATGGATTTTTAAGTTCCGAAACTTCCATGATAAGATTATCAAAGTTATAATTATCAGTACCATCTTCGGTTACAAATTTTCCATCCTCATCTCTTTTTAATGTTTGAGCATAATGGTACCCACAATTACTACAATTTATATAATCTTCACCTGTTTTGTAATAGAAGTCACTAAACGCTTCTTGTTTACAATTTGGGCATTCAATATAATCAATTACACTTCCCATGTTTTTTATTTTTTATAAGTAATCAAATAATTCTGAACTTTCATTTCTTAACCTTCTAAGGGCTCTTTCCTTAATCTGTCTAACTCGTTCTTTAGTTAAACCAAAGTCCCCACCAATATCTTCAAGTGTTCTTGGTGTCCCACTTAATCCAAAGTAATCCTCAATGATCACTTTCTCTCTGTCATCCAACACATTCAATAAAGATATTAATTTGTTCTTTAACATATCTTTAGTGTTGAAACCTGCATCAGGAGCAAGTGCGTCAGGATTAGCAATTAAATCAACCAATGTGTCACCTTCGTCATTGATTGTCATATCCAAATCAATCATAGATGGTAATGACGTAAACTTTGTCTCCAATTCTTTACCTGTAATAGCAATTTCTTTCTTCGCTTTGTGTAGATCCTGAACAACATTAACTGGGAGTCTGATCGTTCTCGCATTGTCATTCAACGATTGGATAATAGATTGTTTAACCCACCAAACCGCATATGATATAAAACGTAGATCTTTATGCCAATCAAAGTTTTTAATAGCTTTCATCAAACCTAAATTACCTTCAGCGATAAGATCGGATAGATCCAAACCTTGATTTTGGTATTGTTTAGCCACCGTAATTACAAAACGTAAATTACCAACTAATAACTCGGATTCAATTTTTTCCCTTTCACGTTTAGGAGTATCATCAGCCTTCATCTTAACCGCCAGTTCTTTTTCTCTGTCAGGTGTCATTACTTTAATTCTACGAATATCTTTTAGATAATGTTGAATCTCTTCTTGGTTAATCGGAATCCCTAAATTTTTGTCTTTCATATGTTTAATTAATTGTTTTTGAATATTCGTCTAATTTGTTTTTTTCTTCTTCAGTCAATGAATTGATCCCCTGATCGTTTATCTTATCTAAAAGTTCGTCAATTGTTAATGTACATACTTTTTTAGGTGCAAAACCCATAATGGTTTCTGACATACGAGCAAACTCCTCATTACTACCAAAATCCATTTTAAATTCAAAACTTTTAGGTGGAGTTTGTTTTTTCTTATTGGTATTTCTTAACGTAAGTAAATGTAATAAGTTGTCTTCATCAAAGTTAGATGCTACATTTTTAGTCTTTTGTGTTAGAAAATAATTAAAGTTTTCAAATTCTACAGACACTAAACATAAGAAGTCATCAATCTCATCAACGGAGAAATCACTTGCAAAGTGGAAAATTGAATGTTTATCACCAAACATAAACTTAACTTGGTTTGATGACATAATCTTTGATAACTCAGCCCCAATGTTTGCAGTTGTTTCATCAGGGTTTTCCATATCTTCATTGTGGTATACAAAAAGTAAGTAATTCATATGTGTGTTTTAAATTGTTTTACAAATATACGAATAAAATCCAATTAAACATCATAATTAGTGATAATTAAATGATTAACATTTATTTCATTACCTATTCGTCCACTATGAATTTTAAAAGAATATTTTTTTGGGTATTCAAACTTAATATAGTCCGAATAAAGATTTCTAATAAATTCAGACCCACCCACAATCATTAAACATTTACTTTTTGTTGATATAAATTTTTGAAACAACTCTAATTGATTATCTCTGCTAAAATTGTCCCCACCATAGTCATTAAATACAGAATCATATGGTTGGTCAATAAAAAAGAAATTTTCTTCCCCATTATATTTATCAAAAACGGATTTATAATCCCCTTCCATAACTTCCGTTCTTTTAAAAAGATTGGTATAATCCTTATTCAAAAGATCTTCAAAATTCAAAGTTTTATATCTACCCCAAGGAACATTAAACTTACCATTTTGGTTATACCTTAACATACCTCTAAAACAAGTTTTTCTAAGATAAATAAATCTTGCCGCCTCATCAATTTTATTTTTTGGGATGAAAATTTTTTTATCTTCACTAAGTTTTTTTCCTCCACCACGAACAATATAATAATCTTCTTCTGTATTCCCAAAAGATTTTAATACATTATATATTTTTGTTGCATTCCCCAATTTTATTTGACGATAAAAATTAATTAATTCTGGATGTATGTCATTTATAACATTTTCCCCATGAAAATTTATATCAAAAAAAACTGCAGCACCTCCAGCAAAAGGTTCAATAAATCTTTTAAACTCTTTGGGGTAAAAATTAGAGAATGTTTTTATTTCATCTCTTTTACCTCCTGACCATTTACATAATGGTTTTAATTTTTTCTTCATATGTAATATATATTTATTTTTTTATAAAAGTGAACGTATTCCATTGGACATAAGTATTTTTTTGTTTTCATTAAGTATTGTTGATACATCTACTGTTTCTTTTCTAAATTCAGAAAGAAAATCGTCAGTTATGTACAATTCTATACCATATGGAAGATACTGTGTTTTTAATCTATTAAAATTGGATTGATTAACATCTTTTGGTTTAAGTAAAATAAATTTTACTACTTTATTTGGGTTACTTTTTTGAACTTGTTCTTTTGCCATGGTCCATTTTTTTACTTCGTCCGAAATAGGAGTGTTATTATTATGTTCAGCACCTTTAGGGTCTATAAGTAATATTTCATTTTTGGTTTCTACATAAATATCAACAGTATATCCTGACGATTGGGAATAGTTTTCAGGTAAATTAACATCAGTATATGGGATAAATACTTCCAATTCATTTTTTATGACACTTTTATTCTTAGAAATTTCTTCTGAAACTATTTTTGGTTGTCCATGCCCTTTTTTTATTGCTGCGGAGTGCAATACAGATCTAACTTCATCCATTAGGTCAAATGAAGCATTTGCAATTACTTTTAAGGCCTCAATTTCTTCGTGTGTTTTTATCGATTTTAGTTTTTTCTTCATAACACAAATATACGGATAATATCTCAATTAGTTACAAAACTTTTGATATATTATTTTCTTTTTTGATTTTAACGATAGTATCCGACCATTGACTAATCATTGGGTTATGACTAATAAGGAACACTTTATCAAAATATTCTTTAATTTTTTGGAAGAACTCAGATACCATTTCTAGGTTATCATTACTGATTTTTCCAAATACCTCATCAAAAACTACAATATTTGGTTTTGGCAAAGTACATACCTTACTAAGTACCGATCGTAATGCTAATGATGCGATTGTTCTTTCATATCCTGATCCTGAAACCATTAATTTTTCAATACCAGTACTATTATCAATCATTAAGAATTCAACATCATTTTTGTCATTTATATTAATTAATAATTTAAAGTAACAACTATCTTCCATCAATCTTTGTAACTCAGAGTTAATCAAAGGCATCATTGTTTTCATAATGATTTTTGATAATCCATTCTTACCAAAGGCTTCCATATAGATTTTGTATATTCTTTCCTTCGCCTCTTCCTCTTTGATCTTAACAATTAACTTTTCATTGTTTTCAATCTTTTCATTACAAGTTTTGATTTGGTATTCATTGTTTGTAATGTTTGTGTTTTTTTGTCGTTTAAGATGATCAAGTTCATCCAACCTTAAGTCAGCCTTAATCAACATTGAATCAATCTGTGTGTTCTCTTTAATCTTATCCTGAACATCACCCCAACGATCCAACTTACCTTTTAAAACTCCAATCTTTAAATCACAACTTTCAATACTCAATTCGTATTTTTCCTTAATAAGTTTGTTTTTCTCATACTCATCAAAGTCTTTCTTTAACTGAACGAAAGCTTGTTCTTTGCCTGTTAAAACCTGCATTAACCCAACTTTTTGGTCTTTATGCATGATATAACCATCAAGTTCTCCAATCTTTTGTTGGGTTATTGATGCGTTCATTAACTCAATTCCACAATGTTCACATTTAATACCATCACTCACAGAACTCTTCAATTTCTCAATTTCTCTGATCTGTGTTTCAAGTTCAATTTTAGATTTGAACACGTCATTGTATTCCTCTTTAATTTTATCGTGATCATCCTCATGATAAAATTCCTTTGGTTCAACAACATTAAGTTCATCTAACTTTTGTTTGAACGTTGTTTTCTCTCTATCAAAACCATCAATTTCTTCTTGAGTCTTAACCGGGTTCATCAAACTGATTTCCTTATCAATGTCTCCGTGTTTCTTCTTCAACATATCATCACGATACTCTTTTCCCTTAACGATTTTATCATCAATATCTTTAAGTTCCAATTTAATCAAATCAATTTGATCATTTAATTCACCGATTTTTGTTGTTAAAGATTCGTTATCACCTTTTAATTCTTCCGAATTATAAATGTTAGACATCTTTGATTTATTAAATTCAGAATAAATCTCTTTACCAACTTCCTCTTTCCGTTTTAAAAACTCAAGTCCCATAAATCTTGACAACACCTGTCCTCTTGCGGTTGGTTTTGACTCCAATAACTCCTCAAGATTCGTTGCAGTTGTAAGTATGGTCATTAAGAAATCTTCCTTGGTCCCAATGGAATTTTTAATGAACGCTTCAGTTTCCCTTCTTTGTTCCCCCGTGAAATTCAGTAAACTACCATCGGCCATTTTTTTAAAGAAGTCCAATTCTGTTTTCACATTCCATTCTCCTTTTTTAGAAAGTTTTCTTTCAATCTTTCTAAGGATAATATAATCTTCACCATCAATTGTTACCTCACCTTTAACAACTACCGAGTCTTTATCGGTAAATCGGTTAAAGATTTCTTCAGCCTTTGTAGTCTTTGTTGTCTCATTAAAGAATAAGAACAACAACAAATCAACAGAAAGAACGGTCTTCCCACCAAAGTTAGGTGGATCTGATTCAACAACGACAACCCCGTTGCATTTATCAAAATCCATTCTTTGATTCTCACCATATGATAAGAAGTTTGAAAACTCAATGTTTCTGATATACCACTTTTTGAATTGTGTTGTTTCAGTTTCATCCTCTTTCATTCGGTTCTCAACCATTCTGTTAATACCTAAGATATCTTCAGTATAGTTAGTATACCCTTTAGACTCTAAAAATTTCTTTAATAGATCAAGTTGATAATTAACATCAGTTACATTAACAGACACATCAATACTTTGCATTGTGTCTGACTCAACGTTCTTAGCCTTTGTTAACACATTCACATTGGTAGTGTTATACTTCTTTTGGAAATAATGTTTAACACTCTTAATCTTATCTTGTGTGAAATTTTCTTGTAGGTCTTCCCATACAACTTGTATTGTAGGATTTTCGTACTTTGAAAAGTCTAAATCTTTTATCATTATATTGTAATTAAATAATCTTGGTGGGTTGAACAAGTCCATTCATTATTTTTGTTCTTCTTCTGTTGTGTCAACATCTAAAGGTACATCTATCTCTTCAATGTTAAATGGTAATTCTTCTTCATTACCCATAATTAATTCAGGGTGTTTTCCTTTAAAATCAACAATTGAATCTAAATGATCTTTATCAAAAACTTCAAATGGTACTGTACTACCAGATAAATCCACATTTAAACCTTCATTGTTTTTTAATTTTTGAATTTGTTCTTCCATTAATTTATCAAACGCTTTTTGCATTCCTGATTTTTCTTGGTTTATACGTTTGTTTCTTTTTGCGACTTTGGCTCTGTGTTCTTTGTCTTTTTTTCCCATTTTATATATTTGTTTTTATTTATTACTTGGTCTATTTTCTTCAAACCATTCAATTATACTATTGATTGCCCATACCGATCCTGCGGACAACATTCCATCAAAAAATACGGATAAAAACTTATTAAGTCCAATAAATTCATGAGCCGGTGAAAAATAAAATAATGATAAGACAAATCCAACCCAAGTACCTGTACATAAAATACAAGATATCAAATCTGATATGAATTTAAATGTAGGTCTAGTTAAAAAATAACCTTTATCTCCACCTGCAATTTTAATTTTATCTCTTAATCCATTGAAAATGGATCCATACACTAAGATCGTCGTCATTCCATATGCCGCGATCATAAACATTACTAATTGTATCATATTCTACTATTTAAATTGGAACCTTTCATATAAATGGCGTTTTGTAAATTTGCCGTTTTTTGTAGTTCCTGGTTTATTTTTTCTAATTCATTTATTTTATCGTTCTTCAATGATAAGTCATTTCTTAAATTCTGTAAAGTATCTTGTAACATATTTAACTTATTATTTGTTACAGGAATGTCTAAATTACGTCTAAGTTCGTCTAATTCTTCATCCTTCTTAGACATTTTATTTTGGAAAATATTTTCCATTTCTGTCGTTTTAGTGGAAAATTCTTCTCTAATTCTACCGATTTCGGTAGTTTTAGTGGAAATTTCTTGTTCCAACTCGGCAATTTTTCCGCCAAGTTCGTTTATTTGAATATCATTAGTGGTATAAATTATTTTCTCAACCACCCTATCTACAGGAACCTCTTTAACCACTTCAACAATTTCAAGTGGTCTATTCTCCAACTGTTGTATTTTTAACAACAGTTCATTTATTTTAGTATCATCAGTTACATTAACAATTCGTTCAACTATCTTCTCAACTGGTACTTCCACCCGTATTTCTCGGATTACCTCAATTTCCACCCGTTTTTCTCCAATCCCACCCGTTTTTAAGTGTTTTTCACCTTCATTAAGTGTTTCTCCCAAAAGACCAAACTTCTTAATGTCAAAACCTTGTTTGAAACAAAGGTAGATGAAATCTTCCTTATCCTCAATATTATTGAGTTCACAAAAACTCTCAACGCTGCTGAGAGTTTCTTTATTAAATATTTTGGAGTCTTTCTGTTCCATTCTCAATATCTTCAAATGATTTAATGGAGAACTTCAAAAATGGTTTTGGATTAGGTAAATCAGTATAATTATACTCCTTTGTCTCAACATCATATATACCATATCCGTGTCTACCTATACTTTCACCAATGTTATTTTGAATGGTTGATCCAATCATATAACCTTTACCTCCTTTAATTTGGAACTCAGCTCGTTTATGAATGTCACCACATAAAACGGTTTCCAACCCATCAAACTTTTCAATATCATACGCCTCTTCACCAAACTCAAATCCAAGATCTGTTTTTAAACCTGAAATAGGTCCGTGAAATAACCCAATTTTTTTTCCATTACCTTCAATAATGTCAGGGGGAATATTTCCTTGATATTGTGAATACACGCACCAACTAATGTTCTCATCCTCATACACACCTCTATCTCTGTAGTATACAATATTATGATTATTTAAAGAGTTAATGATAGGTGTAAGTGCGTCCAATCTTTCGGTATTATTTACCAAAAAGTCGTGGTTACCTGGTATAATAATTGTTTTAGCAATTGATGAACATTCAGTTAAAATCCAAGCAACAAATTCAATAAGTTCAGGTGTCATTTGGTTTTTAGAATGAACTAAATCACCCGTAAATATAATACGGTCAGGAGACAATTCTTTCCATTGTTCAATTGCCGTTTCCAATATTGATCGGTATAAGTCGTGATCTTTATATAATCTGATATGTAAATCAGAAAAGTGTACTAAAGTTTTAATCATTTTTACTTCTATTAAATGGTTCTTTTTTAAAGAGGTATCCTGAGATATCCAAATATCTCAATATCTCTAAATCACCCTCAATTATTGTGTGAGGTATGAAAGATTTTCCTCTATTATTTTTCCTATTACCATCAATTTTAATCATTCCTATTTTGTATCCAAAACGGTTAGCTAACCATTTAATGAATAATGCGGGGTATCTTTTCATATTTTAATTATTTTATTGTTTTAACTGCTCTAGCATTAATATGTCCTTCTTTTAATGTTATCGCAATAGACCTGTGTGTAAACACCTCCATCCAAACATAATTAGAATTATACTCTGTAGAACTCCAATAATTAGTGTTAACAAAATTACCTATAAGATCCTTATTGTTATACATTTCGTCTAATTCCTCTTTAGTTGGTAATCTCCAATCTTTACCCAATTCGTTACACTCTCTTTTAGCATTATACCATGTTACCTCTGTGGGTAAATCAAATTGTGCAATTTCTATATTATTAAGTTTATATGTTGTTCCTATTATCTGAGATACAGATGTGAATGTAATAAAAAACAGAAGGATGGCTAATATTATACTTGATTTCATAGGTTTTAATTTTTAATACTTTATTTGTTATTCAATACCGTCTTCTAACTCTTTCTCTGCAAGAACACTACCTAAAAATTGGTTTTCATTTTCTAAGAAAATTATATATTCTTTCAACGCTTTATTTTTATCCCTTTGGGATTGTATTTTTTTTAATTGTTTTCCTATTTCAACCTTGATGGAATCTTCAGGTAATGATAACCATAGAGTATCTACATGAGGATTTTTTTTAAGACTGTCAATTATTTTTTCTTTATCTTTTATTACTCCACTGAATTTGGTATTCGCTCTATTATTAATAATGGGCGCAAATATACCAATAAGAATTGATGTACTAACAATGATGGTTAATAAGTTTTTCATAGTTTTAATTTATTTATGTTATTGTTTTTTCAACATAAGTTGATGTCTCACCTTCAGTGAATCCTTTTTCAATTAATAATGGTAATGAACCTGGTTTACACCAAGCATATACAGTAAATCCACTATAACGGGTTTTAACATATTCCCATCTAGTATCCCACAACATTCTAAAAACACCTTTTAGTCTATGTTCTTCGTGCACCCAAGCATCTAAAAATTTTATTTTATTACTTTCTTCTCGTTCCATATATATGTGACCTATAATTTCACCATTTAACATGGCAATCCATGTTTCAAGTTGTTGTGCGTTACTCTTAAGGTGTATAACTTTAATATCTTCAATCATAATTACATTACTATTTTTGGTGGATATCCCAAATCATCTTCTGATTTAAATGGATTTACTGGAATAGGTATATTTTGAAAAGGTAACATATTACTTTTAAATTCATTATCTTTTACTTGACCCATTTTTTCTACAATAGGAGTAATTTCTATGTGTTTATTTTCAAGTTTACCATACAAGTAACCTTCTAACCAAATGTAAAATTCTTTATGTGTCATGCTAATTCTCTATTATAAAGGTTTACTAAAATAATTCTTGCAAACCTAAATTCTTTAACTCTATTTAAGTTTAGACCATACGCCAATGCCACACTTTTAAGGTGCGGATAAGCTTCATTTAATGTCATTTTACCGATTTCCACTATTCAAAAATTAAGAATTCTTCATTTACGAATCCACAACTATTACACATATAAGTTGGAAAAGGTACGATTGTATCTTCCGGACTTCCTGTTAACAATTTAGGCACTTTCTTCAACATAGTTACTTCTTTGAAGAATCTTGAACCACACTCCTCGCAAACGATAGTTGGTTGTTCTCTAAGATTAATCTTAGGTCTTATGATGTTATCATCACTCATTTTATTATATATTTAACGTTTATTTTAATTTTTTCAGTGTCCCAACTAGTGTTGGTGTACCAAATTGGTGTAATTGTCATTTCCATACTATAATATAGTTTAATTTATTTATTTTGTCAAATACTTTTTCATATCCATTTCAAGAATTGTCTTAATAGTTTTTTTTGCAACTCTATGTTCAACAAATTCTCTTTCTTCCGTTAATAACACAACAATACAACCCATCAGTTTGATATTCGCATATTTAGTACCTTCCAACATCTTTAATAATAACTTACCATAAAAAGGTAATTGTGTGTTGTAGTGACCAAGAGCATTATCAGGTAAATCTTCAAATGGTTTCTTCATTGGTTTTGTAAACTTATTCTTTTCAAAGTTTTTAGGTTTGTTTGTTTTCCAATCCGTAATCAAAATACCAAGATCACCATTTGTACCAATAATTAACCATACCTTATCGGGTTGTCCTGTATATCCCAATTCAGGGTGACCCAAAACCATCTCCGTATCAAGTAAGATACAATTACGTTCTTTAAGTAAATCAATGTATTGTTTACCAGCAACAACCATAGTATCACCTTTTACAATCTGTTCGGCATCACATTCATAAATTGGTTGTCTCACTTCTTTACCAATACCAAATTCTTCTAATGTATGTTTCTCTAATAAGAAGTGAACACGAGAACCCATGTTTGTGGAATATATTCCAGCAGCAGCCCATTCCTCCAACAATCGTTGTTGTTCATAAGGATCACCATTCGCCTTTCTAAATGAAATTCCTTCAGAATCAAATTCAGTATAGAAATATTTCATCAATTTAGAAACAGAAGGAAAATCATCTCTTAATTTACCAGTTATATCTAACATAGTATATTTATGAGCGTCCTCCTCAAATGTTAATTGAAACTCTTTTTGTTTTTCTGATATGATTTCTCTGATCTCTTCAGATATTTTTTTTAAATCCATTAATCTTTTAATTTTACGAAGTATTCGTTTATATTTCCTCTTAAATCACATACATCTTGGTCCATAGGTAAATGAACAATCTTAATTCGTTCATATAATTCACCCCCATTAAGTTCACGATATAATTTAATTGCGTTATCCCAAGCATCACCGTCAAGAGCAATAATAATGTCTCCCTTAGATTTCATATATATTTTTTCAAATAGAATTTCCGACATATGTTTACCTAACATTGGAATTGAATTATCCAAGAAGAATCCGTCAAATACACCTTCAACCAAATAGATGTCTTTATCCCAATCAATCAATCTTTCATTGAAGATTATTATATCTTTCTCTGCCTCAGGGTTTTTATATTTAAATTTACTTTTTGTGTCCCAACTACGAGCAACATAATAATTTAACTCTCCGTTACCATCGTATGATGGGACGATAATGCGACCTGTATGACTACCACGATCACAAAAGCCAATATTATATTTCTTAATGATTTCATCTGTTATTCCCCTACTTTTTAAATAATTATATGCTTGTCTTCTTACTGGGTATACCGGACTTGACTCCGTAAATAACGTGAACCCTTCAGGAAGTGTTAATTTTTTTGTTCGTTTTTGTCTTGGTTGTACCGTCTCAGGTTTTAAGACATTATATAGTTTCTTTAATTTCTTGTTTCCGTACTTATCAAAAAGTTTTCCCAAAGATCCGTGAGTACCATCCACATCACCACAAGACCAACATTTATAAACATTGTTTACGTAATTTATTTCTAAATTATGTTTATTTCTATCATCATCACAGACAGGGCAATTGAAAGATATCTGACCCTTATTGGGGTAGTGCAGTCCGTGGTCACCCAAAAGGTCCTCCAATAATTCAACAATCGCATCATTTTCTTCCATCTTTAGTAATATAGGTAAATTAATTCAGTTAATCAACTTCACAAGTTTTTCATTCCCACTATATTTATACAATAGAATAAAAATATATGAGTACGCAAATTACAATTACTTCAATAACCGGAATACCATCATATGATGTTTACGTATGTGATACAGGATACACAACTTGTATATATGTATCAACCATCAATAGTGGTAATTTACCGTATTCTTTTATAATTCCATCAATTTTTTCCTCATTAACAAATTTTGTGGTTAAAGTAATTGATGATAATGATTGTGTGATAATAGAAAATATTAATATATAATGGCATGTAATCTTTTAGGATATTTTAATTTAGATTATGATATAGATAATATCTGTAATGCATCAGAGCCTGTCCCGTACCCCACCCCAATTTATGGTGATAGTTTAAACCTATTAAGTGGATTTCTATATTTAGACGTAGGTTGTGGTTCTGGCACTACTTTACCAGAAAATGTATATTTTAGTGATGGTAATAATATATATTATTATGATGCAGGTAAAGGTGGTATTGTAGAAATTGTATGTTGTAATTGTCCAGAATGTACACCAACGGCAACTCCAACATTAACACCAACACCAACATTAACTTCCACACCAACATTAACACCCACATCGTGCTCAATATCTTATTGTTTAGATGTTGAACCATATTATGATAATTATTATAGTGGGGGAACATATAATTCTAATAATTATTGGTCAGGAAATAACGGATATTACATATTTTTTTCTTCATCTGAAAATTCTTGGTGTTTATCAAATACGTTAGGTGGTGATTGTTTATTATTTGGCGCTTCTCCTTGTTATGATCATTGTCCTAATTTATGTAATAGTTTTTTTAACTATGGAGCTTGTGCCACCCCAACACCAACACCGACACAATATTGTCAACCAATATCTTTTGAGGTTGCGTTTGATTGTGACTTACCTTTAACTCCTACCCCAACAATTACAAGTACATCATCTCCAACACCAACTCCAACACCAACCGCAACTGAAATTTGTGGTGGTGTAGGAATTTCAGTAGTTGTAAGTTTTTTAACACCAACACCTACACCAACAAAAACACCAACACCAACACCGACTATATCACCACAATATAATTGTAATTTTGATGGGTCTGTTGTGTTTAATACATTTGATGAATATATTAAATGTTCAGGTAGTAAAAGATTTAAAGAATGTTACACAGGATTTTTATATTACACAACAGATGTTGTTTTAGATCCTTTAGGTAATACACCAGATGAAGGATATGTATACCAATCATTTGTTAATGGTATATCAACTTGTATAACTTATGATGGTTTTGTTGATAATATTGCTGGTGTCTCTACTATAGTTTTAACAGATATTTTAGGTCTTGAATCAGAAGGTTCGTGTTCTGAATGTATTATTCCCACACCTACACCAACACTTACAAATACACCAACACTTACCCCTACTCAAACACTAACATCCACACCAACACTTACACCGACAAAAACGTCAACACCAACACCAACTTTAACACAAACCCCAACGTTAACACAAACATTAACATCAACCCCTACACAAACATTAACATCTACCCCTACTCAAACATTAACATCTACCCCTACTCAAACATTAACATCTACCCCTACTCAAACATTAACACAAACATTAACACCAACCCCTACTCAAACATTAACACAAACATTAACACCAACACCAACACCGACAAAAACTTTAACACCAACACCAACAAAAACATTAACACCAACACCGACAAAAACTTTAACACCAACACCCACTCAAACATTAACTCCAACAGGTGGGGATAAATGGGAAGTTTCTGATTGTTGTTCATCACTTCCAAATATTATTTTAATATTACCTTCAGGAACCGTTGTGGGTCAAAGAGTAGTTTACAATAATAATTGTTGGACTACAGTTGCCTCCTCCACCGGATCAGCCGTTGGTGCCGGAGTTATTTTTGTAGGTACAAATAGTTGTTTGGCATGTATAGCAGTATATCCATGTGGTGGATAGTATTTGTGGTTAAAAATATAAGACAAAAAAAATATCGTCTAAAAAGACGATATTCTAAATTATCGGTAAATTAAACGATATTAATTCCAAATTTCCTTACTTCTCATATAACCTAACACACAAGCATAAGCATCTGTTTGGTCAAAGTTTTCTTTCTTTAAAGTATTGTTTCTTGTGTATTGCCATTGGATCTGAGGTTCTTTTTTTGCAACCAACTCCCATATGATCATTTTCTTATCAATGTCCTTAGGAAGTCCACCAAATAAAACGTGTTTCTTTTTATCGTTTTCTTGAACTAATTCAGGGAATGCGAATTTTCTTGAGTTATAAGTTGATATAAATTCAGGAACAATACCTAACACATCATATATTGTTTTACATATTAACGTATTAAATCTTAATAAAGTTTGGATTGTATAAACATTATTAGAGTTTAATAATGGTTCTTCAATAATAACACTTACAATACCTAATTTTTTATAATCCTCTAATTTAGTTTTGAATACTTCAGATTTTAATATTAATTCTAACATCTTATTTTCCTCAGTATCTTTATTTTTAGGTCTTGGAGATACGTGAGTTAATTCTAATAAATCTTGTGTTTTAATATCAAAGAGTGCCCACCCTATTGTTTTAGTTGAGATATCTAATCCCAATACTTTAGGTGAATTTTTCATTGGTGTCCTCATAAAAGATTGTTTTATTATAATATAATAGTAAGATGTTAAAACTAAAGTTTTTTACAAATCTAACTTAACTACAAACTGTTGTATACCTTGTCTTAATACCGGTGATTGCATCTTAGAAACAACCATAACATCTTTATTACTATCAAGTAATGTAATCTCAGTAATGTAAGAATTGGATCCTTTTTTCCATGTAGGATTAGTTGTAGTTTGGAATTCAGCAAAACTTAAATTTACTTTATACCTCATCTCATAAATTGTTGCCTGTATATCACTTTCAAATGCCCCATAGAAAAAGTACTCATCACCAAAATTAAGATTAGGTGTGGTAGTACCAAGTGGTGTTAATGGAATGAAATTATTAAGATTATAATATGGTGCGTTATTATAAAGATCAGGGGTAATAACAAATGTTGTTCCAGTTAAACCTTCTTCAGTTATATAACCATTTATTGTTGTTGTTGATAACGAACTAGTGTAGTCAATAACTTTCCATTTAGATGGATCAGGTCTTTGACCTGTTACCACTTTTTGTGCAATTACTTGGAAGTTAGTCGCAAAGAATCCATTAGGTGTGTCACAAGTAGTTGGACAATGTGTTGTTGTGGTAGTCGTTAATGGTAAGTAAGTCGTAGTCGTTGTTAATAAAGGATAAGTAGTAGTAGTTGTTAATGGAGAATAAGTTGTTGTAGTTGTAACAGGATTATATCCAGGTTGTGTTAAACATTTAAACTCAGCACCAAATCTAACCGCCACATTTTTAGATGTATCAGGATTACAATCATTATTATTACCCGTTATTTTAGAATAATAGTTAGAATGTAGTGAATTAGTGAAATTGTAAGGATTACTTAATCTATAAGTAACGAACATAGTTTCACTACTACCTGTTAAAATACCTTCAGTTGTTGCGGTAGTTAAACCACAAGTATTAGGGGTTATTAAAGACACCTGTGATGCTGGTAATGTCCAGTTTCTATTTGACTTGTATGATAATGCAGCTATAATTTCCTCATCATCAATAATAATTAATTTACTATCAGGGAATACTTTACCAACTCTACTTGGTAATCCGTCAGCATTTGCGTTAGTGTCCCATAAGTGATAATAACGAATACCAGGTTGATTCATATCGGGATTCTTAGTTGACTTAATATATTGAACTTGGAATAAATCTTTTCCATCAAATCCCGGAGGATCAACCCAAAATGTTTGACCATAACAACACTCAGGATTTTTATGCCACATTAATGTTGGCATATGTAATTTAAAGTTTCTAGCTTGTCCCGTTGTGTCTTCAGGATTTGAGTTATTATAAGGTTCTAATGCAAATTTCTCACCATAGAAGAAATCTATAGTTTGATTTGTATAATGTATAATAGCAATTGCCTTCTGTTCCTCAGGTTTAACCTGAACAATTTCATCAAATGAGTTATAATAATACACATAACTTGTATCAGTCTGTCCTGATGTAGAATTGTATCCAAAATATTCTTTACTACCAATATAATCAATAGAACCAAAATACGTATAATCTTCATACTCAGTAGATCTTAATCCTGCAGGACTTTCAGTCCATGGAATATTCATATTCCATACTTTAACATCAAATTGATCAACATCACAAATAGATTCAAAATTAATAACATCATCAGCCCAATGTGGTCTAGGTGTGATACTATCATATATTGTTGTCATATTTGGTGGGTATACTAATACTCTACCAAAACAATACGTACTTAAACCAATATAATTTGGTGTTGGTCTATCCAAAGTTACATTGTTCTCACAAATATCAATAATTCTGTATGTTAATATTGGGAAACATGAATGAACAGGTTTAACACATGAAGGGTCAGATGGTATAGGACAAACAGGTTTATTTGATGGTGTCAAACAAGGTGTTGCCGATGGAGTTGGTGTTGGTGTTGGTGATGCACACGGGTCAAGATTAGTATTTGACGCAGTGGGAGTATTAGTTAATGTTGGTGTGGTACCTATTGTTGCCGTTGGTGTTGGTGTAGGTAAATTATCACAAGAACAATCGTATTTTGCTAAACCATCATAATATATTGTAATAAAATCTCCAATGCCAGGTTTATTGGTATTTGTTGGGTCACATATGTCTTGAATAATTGTTATTTGATTTGACCCATTTAATGTTGACATATCAACAATATAATTAGAAGTCACAACATATTTTGATCCTGTAAACGCACTATAATTAATTGTTGATGCAGTTGTATTACCTGTGAAAAATCCTCTTAGTGGAGCTCTATTATAAACAGGTTCAATAACAGAATCCATAAATGGTATACCATATGTATTAATATTATTGTCATCAACATAATATGGGTATTTAATATTTTGTTTGTTTGATTCAGGAGATCCAGCATTATTTTGACTATTAAAACTTGGTTCTAAAACAACACTATTTGATTGATTATAAGTGTTTGGTAATTCATTATATGACACTTCACTATCTCCAATTTGGAAATAGGATATATTAAAATTACCTTGTGATAATTTTAACCTTCCGGTGTCAGTAATTCTAGTACTAACTAACCCTGATGTATTTTTTAATATATAACTCATTTAATCAATAAATAGTTTATTACTCATTTTTATTATGATGGATTTATAATTGTAACATTACAACAATTACAATTATTTAATATAACGTTTGTCATAAATAATTTAGTTGTCCCATTAACTGAATAACAGGTGACCAAAGGTGTTATTGGGTTTATAGTATTTGTAAAACTACCATTTATTATTGTTGTTGAATTAAATAATAAGGTATTCCAAGTAGTGACATTTGTATTATTATATATTGATCCAGAATTACAAGGGTTAAACGTAGTACTTGTACTTAAAATAGGTGATGGTGTTGATATTGGAGAACCATTAACATTAACAGTAACTATATTATCGTATAAAGCGGCAGTTGGTGAAGGGGCTAATTTAAACACACTATTATGTTTTAAATCAAAAGTAATATAAGCTCCACTAGGTAATGTTGGGGTTACAGTTATATCAAATGAATTAGTCCCAATTAAAGTTAATTTTAATTGATACGTTTGACTAGGAGGCGGAGCTAATAATGTAACAGTTTGTGTTGTTGTTATATTATTTAAATCTTTAACCTTAACAACATATATACCTTGTAATAGATTAGTAAATACTGGACTTGACTGATAAGTTGTTCCTCCATTAATTGAATACTGATATGCCGGTGTTCCCCCATTTGCCGTAACAATAATACTACCATTATTACCACAGGTTGGAGAATTAACATTTATAGATAAATTTATCATAACATTATTTACACAATTTCCTTCAGATACAGTAATTATATATGACCCTAAACAATCCCCACCTAAGAATTGCCATCCCGTTAATGGAGGTGTTGATGTATTTGAATTATATATAACACCATTAGACCATCCATCAACTAACCATTGGCTTGTTGTTCCTGTACTCCAATATATGTTATATAAATTATCATTAGATACCCAAGTAGGCATACCATTTAAATACCCATTAAATAAAAATTGATGTATTTCAGAATTAGCTCCAATTGTATCAATAATATTCATACATAAACCACTATACGCAGGTAAAGTAGTTGTTGTTGTGGAAGTTGTTGAGGTTGTTGTTGTTGCAGGGATTAAACTACATATTGTAGTTGCCGTAAAATCACCATAAGAATCAACCACAGTTACGGGATAATCACCATAAGTAAGATTATCTATTGTTTGTCCATATCCACCTTGTTCCCAATTAATATCATATGGTGGTGTACCCCCACTAACCATAAGGCTAATTGATCCATCACACGATTCTAACGTACTTGGATTTGTATTATTACATATTAACACCATTGGAAATAGAGTTAATACTTCACATTCATTTGCAGGTTTAATTGATATCGGTTTAGTTCCCATTACTAATAAATAATCAGTTATTTATTTTTTTCTAAAAATGACTCCATTACTTCAATATATTTAATTGTGGAACTATTTTTATCCACATAATTGAAGTAACTACTATCATTCCTTAAATCCTCAATTGGATTCCTGTTTATGAAATCTCCCTTATAAAATTTTGTAGTTTTTAATTGGTCGGTTACACCTGCCATATGTAATATTGGTTTTTTATCATAAATATCAATATCATCAGTTGCCCAAGAAAAATCAAATTCATTTGTGATTTTTGTCTTATATCCCGAATTCCACATATTCCATAATAATGACCACATTTCTGCAGTCCAAAATTGTATTTGACCAGGGTTAATTGGGAATCTTTTTTGATAATCTAACATTTGGTGATATAATGGGGTACAATCATCATAAATCTTACCCCATAATAGTGGATCCGTATTTTTGATGAGGTATTGTCCTCCACCCGAATTTTCTTGATTTTCTTTAATTATATCAACATCAATTCCAATTATATCAGCCATTTCTTGAAATAATTGTTCTTTATTTGATAATGGGTGTTGTTTCTCATATCTATCACAACAATCTTTAATGTAGTTGTAACCAATATACCCTATCGTGTCAGATAAATAAGAAATATTATCATTTAATAATTTATCAAAATCAGGTAATCTATTGAATATAATATCAGAGTCATGAAGAAAAAACAATTTACTATTTTCAGGATATTCCTTTAACCATTGGTAAATTAAATATGGTTTAATACTTGGTATATAAGATTTATTATCTCTGTCGTCATCATAGAAATGAACATTATACCCATAATCACATAATTCTAATGCTCCTTTTGATGGTTGTTGTTTTTTTTGTAATCCAAAAATTACATGGATTTGACAAGGTTTAATTCCTTTATCAATAAAATTATGAGTGTATAATTTTACTTGCCAATGAAAATAAGGTACGTCAGGTTGTGCAGTTACAAAAAGAATATTTTCCATATATTAAAAGATATTATATAATAAATAAAAGTGAATTTTATTTTAATAAGGTTTTAATAATGAAATCACATCATTACAAGTACTTAATCATATTTTTAACATAAACCTTGAAAAGTATAAATTCCACCACTTTGTATACCATAATTAGTCCCATCTGAATATATTCCGTCAGGTGCTAGTGTAGTACAAGAGACATCTGAATATATTCCTAACGCCACACCCAAATCACAATGATCATCAAGACAAGGGACACTTAGATATAATGTTGTTTGTGCCGCAATACAAGCACTTAGAAAACTAACTAAATCGTACCCCAATTCAACTTGACAACACCTAGTTAATATGGATGTATCACAAATTACTGCGGGTAAGATTTGAGTAACATTTGTACTTGATTTTGTAATATCATAACATACAGTCTCTATGAGACTTCCAGTTGTACCACTTATTTCTCCGTAAGGGTAACAACAATCATAATATTTGTATGTAGTTTCTTTTGCAATTTCTCCTTGGTAACAGTAAGGTGGGGTTGTTGTTGTTGGTGTTGGTGTTGGGGTAGAAGTTAATGTTTGAGTAGGGGTATTCGTAGGACTTTCAGTTGGTGTTAATGTAGGAGTTTCTGTTGGTGTAGGGGTATTAGTAGGTGTCTCTGTTGGTGTTAATGTAGGAGTTTCTGTTGGTGTAGGAGTATTAGTAGGAGTCTCAGTAAGAGTAGGTGTGTTTGTTGGTGTAGGAGTATTAGTAGGAGTCTCAGTAAGAGTAGGTGTGTTTGTTGGTGATAATCCTGGTGTTGTTGTTAATGTTTGTGTTGGTGTTAATGTTTGTGTTGGCGTTAATGTTTGTGTTACCGTTTGCGTTACCGTTTGTGTTGGCGTTGGCGTTAATGTTTGCGTTACCGTTTGAGTTGGCGTTGGGGTTGGTGTTAATGTTTGTGTTACCGTTTGTGTTGGCGTTGGGGTTGGGGTTAATGTTTGTGTTGTCGTTGGGGTTGGGGTTACAATACATTGATAACAAGAAATATTATATTCTAATTTTAAATTTATCACAATATTTGCATCAGATAGATAATAAATGGTTTCAGGTAAACACCCATCTATTTCAACACATTTATTATATATTTTAATTTGATTAAGTGAGTAATTAATTTCAACTTTACTTATACCACTATAACTTTCTAAAACTTCAGTGATTGCTTGACCCCACTCATAGTCAGATGGATATTCAGTTAATCCTGAAGAAACGTAAAATACTTGTTGAGTGTTTTCTCCATCAACGGTAATGTCGGCAATAAAATTTGCACTAACAATAATACATCCAGTATCATCATATGTTAAATCTTTAAAACCTTCAGCAAACATTTGTTGTATACTTCTTTTACCAAGTATTCCTGTATTTTGGAAATTATCATTACATATATTATATGTTTGATAACTTACTTGTACATTAGTTCCATTTAAAACAACGGTTTCAGTACTTGTACATCCACTTGAATCAATTATTTCCAAACTATATGTTCCACCACTTAATGATGTTACGGTTGTTCCAGTTTGACCATTAACATTTGGACTCCAATTATATGTAAATGTTGGGTTTCCCTCATATATTAAGGTTGATATTTCACCATTATTACCGCATGTTGGTTGAGTTACAACTAAATCAAATAATATACTATTTGAATCGTTAATATATAAATCTAATGTCTGACTACAACCTGCAAGATCTGTAACTGTGGCAGTATAATTCCCAGGAGATAGATTATTAAATGTTGACATTGAAGATGGTCCAAATCCTGTAATCTGATAACTATAAGGTAATGTCCCACCACTACTTGCTAATAATTGTATTGATCCATTATTTAACCCGCAAGTAGTATTTTGAGTAATTGCAGAAATTGTAAATAGTTCAGTATTATCAATTGTAATTGTAGTTTGATATGTACATACACCATCAGTTATTACCAAATCATAATCACCTGAAGATAATGTATCAAAATTTTGTACTATATTAGTAGTAGGTCCAAAAGTTGTTGTATCATTTAATGAATCTGTTAAACTATATGTGTAATATCCTGAACCAATTAAAGTAATATTTACCGATCCCGAATTATTATTACAAATTGAATTTGTTGTGTCAATACTTAATACTTGAAAACTATTGGATGTGTTGATAGACGTTGTCCCTGATACGGTACATACTCCGGCATCTATTATGTTAAAATTGTATGTTCCAGAAAATAAACCTGTAAACGTATAATCGTTATTAAATATTATTGCACTATCACCATTAGAACATCCAATATAATATGGCGCGGTTCCACCTGTTACAATTATATTTATTTCACCATCATTAGTGAAACAACTTGGTGGATATGTCATAAAACCACCAATACCCAATGGGTCTACACCAGTAATAGTGATTATTTTACTTAGAGAACAACCATCATTATTTGTAACTTCTACGTTATATAAACCAGCGGTTAAACCTGTTACCGTTGTTCCAGTTTGTCCATTAACACTTGTTAACCAATTAACTGTATATAAACTTGGATCAGATAAACCTGTTAAAAATATTTTACCACTACCATTATTATTTATACAACTTCCATCGTTTACAACATAATAACCATAATCAAAAGGAGTTGAATTTGTTACAATACAAGAAGCGGATTTACCTGTACAACCACCCCCATCATCCGCAACAACATAATAAGTTCCGGCAGAAACAGGAGGAAAAACATATTCATTACTTGTTGAATTTCCACTTGAAATAAAATTATTATCAATATCATATAAAGTAAAAATAGAACCTGAACCATAAGAATATTGTGTTGTTGCGGTTACGGCTCCGTTATCTAAACCACAGGTAGTACTTGTAGTTTCAATTGATACGCACGTTCCTGAAGATATATGAAAATTTACAACAACATAATTACTATATGTTGAGTCATATACTTGTAAAAAATAACTACCCGAACTTAAACCTGAATAATAATAAACATTATCAACTTGTGTTAATGCAGATGTAGGTAAATTAAGGTTAGCAGTAGGACTTTCAATGGCTAACCAATTAGGAGTATCTCCAGTTACAGAAAAAGTTACAACACCTAACCCTTGATTTGTACAATCTCCTGTTATTTTAAATTGATTTACATTTATAGCACCCATTATTGATTACATATTATTTGAAAATTTATCCCAACATTTAATTCCAAATTACTTTGGTTACTAAATAATTCACAAGTATTACAAGTATTATTATATATAGTAACGATATTTGTTGTTTCGTCAATATAATATGATAAACCTTCATCAATCATTTGTGGTAGTGAATCATAAAGGGCGTTTAACCAATTCACTTGAGTTGGGAAACTTGTTCCACTAACGGCATATCCATTACCATCAAAGAATTTGTAATTCACAATTTGAATACCATTTAATCTTACATCAACATACCATTCAGATGCTATACTATTAATTAAACAATCATTATTTAAATCATAACCATTATTATTTAAATATGTTGTTAAAACATCCCCTAAAACAACCCCAAATGAATTAACATTGGGACTAGAACCCCAAGGATAAATAGGACATTCAATAGCTTGTCTTGGGCAATCAACAGGTATTAATTGTCCGATAGCATAACAAGGTTTACATGGAACAAGAACAAGTTGACAACCCATTTGTCTTCTCCATACAAACTTTTGTCTATGGAAAATTGAGTTTTCTAATTTGGTACCTGTATTCCATATTGTGGTAGCAGGAACCATTTGTTCAATTAATTTTATCCAATAAGTACCCAAACCATTAACATAATCAATCATTGTTTGATATGTAAAATTATCGTTAGGGACATTAATTGCCTGACCTGATTCTAAGTATTTCCAATAGATAGATTGAAGGGTTGGATACCCACCTGTCTTACCATCGGTAATAAATTGTCTATTTCTAACATTAATTGTATTATGCCAAAAAGTTTGTGCAAATTCAAAAAATGTTTTTTCTTTTGGTTTTGGGCTGATTACCGTCCAATCAATCCCACCCCTTTGTGGGTATGGAGTATTTGGTGTTGGGTTACAACGTGTTGGTTCAACATAGTTTAACCCTTGATTAGGTATCGGATAATTATATTGCCTTGACATAGTCCAAACATCATAAACCAACCCTTGAGCCGGATTCATAAATATGTCAACATTCTTAACATTTACAACTAATTTATCACTATTAACAGGATAATATGCATTGAAGTTTCCATCAAAATTAGTTCTTAAACCAGTTTGAGTATCTGTCCAACTTTTCTTATTATCAACTATTCTACGTAATTTATAACCCAAATTCATATAAGGGAAAGTTCTATATCTTTGTAGGTATTCTTCACCATAGTTAAATGGTAATAATGTCGTTTGGTAATTAGGGTTAGCACCTGTAAAAACACTATTCGTAGTATCTACTTGTTCCGGCATCCTATGTTGTGGTGTGGATTCAAACCAACCTCCTCCAATTTGGAAATAGTAAGAATCACTTGTTGTTGGCATCATTGGATAACCAAAATCATCTATTGGATAATCTTCAGGATAAACATTTACATCACTTATAATACTTGTTGTTGTAAATCCTGTAAATTGTTGTCCATGTATTGAGTATATATCCGTTGTATCTAAAACAGGTAATTGTTGGGTATATGTTCCTCCTGATAATTGAGCGTATTGACCATTAAACTCCTCAATATTTATTTTTTGATCCGCAATGTATATGTATTCATTAAATTCAATTAAAGCTTCTGGAGCTCCAATTAATCTTAATAATATTTCAATAGATTTTCTTGTACCTTTAGATTTAAAAAGGTATGCCGAATTTAAAATTAAGTTTCTATAATATTGGTAGTTAAGTTCCTCAGGTGTCATACCAACCGACAAACCACTAAAATTATTACTTCCAGGGTTAAACACAGAATCCAATAATTGATCATTTGTAATTGGTGAGATATTTGGATCCCAACCTAATGTCATTGCTAAATTCTTTAACAACTGAGATGGTATATCATTTTTAATATTGTAATTAACATTATTCATGTTTGATAATGCCGATATAAACTTTTTTGTTTCATCAAAACTTCTACCATATATCTGTAATACCTTCTCTATTTTTTGATCAGGAGTATCAAATTCTTTAATAGCTCCTGTTGTTAAAAAACGTGATATTAAATTAGTACGATATAAATCTAAGTTAGCCGCAAATTCATTTAAAGTAGTAAGATAGTTATCAAACGCCAATGACGATATATCTAAATTCCATTGACCATTTTTAGGAAATGTGATTGCTTGTGTCGTTAAATAAACCGTACCATCCTCATTTTCTCTTGGGACCGTAAACGTTGACGTATATATTGGAGTTATAGATCTGTTTAACAAAAATTGTTCAACCTCATCCATCGCTTCATTGAATGTTTTATTTACGTATATATCATTAGGTCTAATAACCAAAGAATCATAAGATATAGGATTACCTGAGAATGGGTTACCTTTAACAACAAAATTTAATGTAGTGGATGTATTATTAGAAGGACTATAGAATATAAAAGGATATTCACTACCATTAATAAATAATGAATATTTTGGGTAATTTACCGTAAAATTTCTTAAAGATGAAACTTCAATTTCAAGTAGTTCAAAATTTCTATTGGCATTTGAACTATAATCAATATCAAATGGGTTTCTTAAAGAACTTATATAAACATCAAATGTTGTTTCATCCTCAACCGAATCATACAGAATGTTTGTTGCAGTTTCAGTTGTACTATAATTTGGTAAAACTGATGTAATTTCTAATGCTCCTGGAAAGAAATTAATAATATGTAAAATAGAAGTAGATACTCTTTTAACTAAAGAACCATATAATGTAAAGTTAGTAACTTGAGATAAATCAAAATTAGGATAAACTTTAAAGTTATTCGCTTGTATTACTCTTGATTCGGTAACACTTTCAATATTTAACGTATCTAAAGATATAGGTTCTGAAAATGCTCCTATTGAAAAGTTTCTATTTTGTTTTTCAGTAATTGACGTGGTAAATTCAAAATTTGCTTGCGTAAAACCACCACCATCAACAAGTTGTAAACCAACTAAGTTGTCAGAAAATGTCCCTTGACCGCTTGGGGACTGTGGTGGACAAGTATATTTTTTTACCGCCATTTTTATACTATGTTGTTAAAACTTTTACTAAAATCAATATTGTTATTTCTATCTTGTCTAACCTCATATAATAATTCATTAAATTGATCACGTACTTCAAATAAGTTGTATTGTTTGTAAATGTTATTAGCACTATCGTAGATTGTGTAAATACCATCATCAATAGATTTGGTTTGATTACCATAAAGGGCAATTGCCAATGTTGATATATCGTGTTCTACGATTTCAACTTCTGTAGTTATAGGATTAAAAAATGTATTAGTTATAATAATATTCTGATCAGGTTGACCAATAAATGGTGTTGCACTTGGTTTATTAGTTGGAGAAGATGATGGTGAAAGTGTACAGAAAAGTAAATTTGATGTACTTTCCACATATCTATATCTAATAGCTTTTTGTGATGTGTTTGTTAAATTTTGCACAACAGGTTCACAATAAAATGATGAGGTTATAATTCTAAAGAAATTAGGAATTTTAGTTCCATCAGAATTTAAGTATTCAACTCTAAAACCAATTAAACCTTGATTAACAAATTTATTTCTATATTGTGATGGAACATTATTTAAGTCAACCACAATACCTTTAACATTAGGTAATGAAGATAGAACACCACAATCTGTTATTTTAGTTCTAATTTCTGCCGGTCTAATATACAATGTATATATACCTAATTTATTAAATTGATCAGCTGGTAATTTTAAGTTATATAAACCACCTAAAATTTCAACACCTGAATTACCACCAGTTGTTGCATTGTGAAAATATGGTCTTAAAATAGATTTTGCATCTAATTTAGTTAAAACAAAGTTATCTGTTTCATCCCTTGATGGCGTATAATTCAAGATGATCTCTACGTCATCAGGACTAACGTCCGCACTTCTTATTGTTCCGTAATTACCTGTAGCCACAAGAATTTAATTTATATTTAGTTTATTTTTCCTTACCTAATAAATACTTAACTAAGGTCTTTTTTGACATTAAAAAATCCATACCCATATTTTTCTAAGTCCCCAACATTATCAACCTCACCTATCCTTTCAATATATTCTAAGGCAGAGTTTTTACCTCTTTCAATAAAAACATTAGTTTGAACCTCAGGTTGATCAATAACATTTATTAATGCTTCGTTTTTAGTTAAACCAGTCATTATTAAATCATTTTGAGTAAACCCCGATGAATACACCATAAAAAGTGTAAAATCTTCATAATCAAAATAATCAATTTGATTTATTGTATATGCAGTATATAATCCATTTGGATCAGGACCCCATACAGTACCAACACTACCTGTAGTTCCCGTTACCTGAACCCCTACTTTAAATTTACCACTATAAAGATTACCCTTTGGTCCATATTGCGCTAAATCATTTATAGTTGATTCTGTATATCCCGTTATTAAGAATGGTATTGTTGTATAATTGTAGCTGAAGAAATCATTTATGTCTGTATTTGAATCCCCACTAAAAATGTAATCATAATTGAATGATGTTCCCGTCCAATTACCACCAGCCGGTGTAAATGTTGCGGTACCATTAGGGTTTGATATTATAACATCATCAAATGGTGTAGTAATTGTTTTAGTTATTTTTGAAATACCCCATGGTGATGTTGCGGTCATAGTTATATGATATTCACTATTTGAAGTTGGATAATTATGTGAAATTGGTGAAGTACTTGTAAGTGTTACTTTTGGTGATCCGTCACCCCAATCAACAACATATTTCACTAAAGATAAGAATTTTATAAATTCGGTGTCCGAAGTATTATAAAAAGAATACGTATAAGGACTACCCGTGGTTCCCGAAAATAAAAAGTTATTAATTACATCTTTTTGTAAAACCGCACCATCAAAAACCGAATAATACCCCATATCAACTGCGGTTTCAGTAAACAATAATGATATAGTTAATCCCGTTAAAAGTGAATCACCGTTTGTACCACCCGACAACACATAAGTCATACCTGTATAAACTCCAATATTATCAACACCAGTTACACTTGTTTCCCCTGTTAATATAGGACAACAAGGATCGGTAGTATCATATACATCGGTACCACCGGTGTACTGAACCAATCTAAGATCTCCGTAAATGTTTTCGGGAGATATTTTAAAGTAATATTTTTGTTCTTCCATTATGGGTTTACGTATTCATACCATTTTATTGGTGTCAATGCCTCACCAACTCTTAATGTTGTTGAGGTAGATGACACTTCATATGTCTTGTTATTATAATCTAAGTTTACTTTGTAATAAAAATAGTCTTGGGGTAAAAAATTAAACTTATTTGGGTTTATTAATGGTTGTGGTGTATTAGTCATTACAACATATACACCTAATTTTGCATCAAAAAATTTAGATGACATATAAAATTTATTTATATCGTAAAAGTTTCTGTCCCTTAACCAATAAATGAAAAACCCTTCTTTATCTCCAATATAATCCAATTTGAATTTAGGTTTTCTAATGTCTACGTTTGGTAATAATGCGTTTAAACTTACACTCATAAATTCACCTTGTTGTACAGGTAATATTATTGTGAAATAAATTTGTTGAGTTTTTTCATCTGTTGTATCGTAAAAATCCAACTTAAAGAATGACTTAGTAAAAGGTTTACTATAATAGTATACCTCCTCATTTGTAAAACCTTCATTTATATAGGATATACCCCAATTTGTTTGAGTAACTGTAGTTGCAGTTATTGGTGATACATTATCATAAAAATAAAATTCATAATTTATATCTGTGTTACCATCAATATTAGAATTATGTGAAAAACGACTAATCTCAAAGTCATTTGGTGACCCAATAATTTCCTTAACCATATCTTCTTGGTATTCCGAAATACTATCGTCATGACCAGCAAAATCCCATTTCATTTCAATGGGAATATCCACATAATTATCTGTGGTTGGTCTTATTATTTTAATTTTATTCACACTCATCAACTATAGGTTCTGCAATAACGTTTATGTTTTGTACTCCTATTCCTTCTGGTGTTAATCTAAAAATAGTATTAACATATGGATAATGTTTACCATTCATAAATGGATAGTTAACACCAACACCATTACTATCTATATAACCATAAGTATATAGATCTCTCCATCTGAAACTATTTGATAAATTAGAATAAAATGCGTAGTCAGGAATATCTAATATTAAATTAGAGTCGGCCTCTTCAATATAGTCAGAATATTCTCTTATAACAATTGGACTATGGGGGTAATAATAATACCCGAATTCATTAGATGGTTGAGCATCAGTTTCAACATTAAATTTTAAATCATTAAAGGTTATCTTATTATTATACTTTGAAATTACTCTCTCCGTTTGTTCGTAATCATTCCATTCGCAGAAATCACCATCAATGGTATCTCCTGTTACTAAATCTTCATTATAGTAAAATGGACCAACAGGTGGGAATGTATTTGAATTATATTGACCTTGAGTTATGTTTGTACTTGAAAGAAAATTACCTTGATCCCACCAAGAATTTGGTAAACCATTATCTAATGGTTGATTAAATTCCCACCCTTGTTTCATACCTTTAGTCCATCCAAAATAACCTTTCCATAATGTAGTGAAATATAATTCAGATATAGGTCTATTTTGATTATCACGTAGTGGTTTAATATCAATATCACAATTAAATGATAAAGTATATGATTGATTTCCCTCTTTAACTGAAACCCTATTTGTATTATTTGGAGTTATAACATCTTTTTCAAATTTTGATTTTGATTCAAATATATTTTGTTCAAATCCCGCCTTTATTAATAAAGCACATTCTGAATTAGTTAAAATTTTATGTTTTCTAACATAATATTCTGACATTGTTTCCCCACTATTACTTTTATTAATTATACGTTTAAATGTACTTGAGGTTCCATTTTGGAACGTGGTACCAGTAAAACCAACATTATAAATTTTAAAAATATATTCTTCACTACCAAACCCATCATCACCAAGTCCATTAACTTGGAAAATAGTTTCACCATTATAATTAAATGGCAATTCAACAAATTCTCCTGTTAGTAACCCATGTTTCATAGGACATTTAAATGTAATATAATTAGCATTGTCATCACTACCTGATGTTATTGTAAATGGTATTCCATCAGATGCCGCCCAAAACCAAGATGCGGTAGTTTCACTATCAATTGCAAATAATGGTTTTGTATAATCGTTACCATACGCATAACTCATATAATGAGTCCAATTATAAGTTGATGCACTTTTATTTATAAATGTTACATGGTTATTTGGTGGTTGAGTATATCCTACCACATTATTGTCAACTCTAATAAAATCAAATTCAGAATATTGGGGGTAACCTTCCCAAGGGGTATTAGGATTTGTGGCGTAAGATATTGCGTTATTAATTGCGTTTGTATAATACAAATTATTTCTATATGGAACGTAGGTTGTTGATCCAGTGTATTCATTTTTAAATATAAATGAGTATTTAGTTACAGGTCTAAAAATTGTTGATGATTGTCTTTCATCATCAAAAACCTGTTGTAAACTTAAATCAACGTTTCTATCAAATTCAACTATTTCTTTTTCAGTTTGTTCCAATGGAACATCAATAAAAAGATTGGTATCACTTGATCCTTTATATCTTAAACTACCTAATACAATATTTGTTGAGTTGTCTATCATATTATCCTTCGGTATTTACGTATAATTTAACAAACTTATCAATTGCAGTTTTACCATTATTTAACCCAAAATAAAAATGGAATGGAGCTCCAACTAAAACTTGATTTGTAACTTGTGGTGTTGGTAATGGTTGACCATTTACATCAAAATTAGTGATCATACCTAATTTAGTGGTTGAAGATTGAAAATATGGGTCAATATTAAAATCCAAGTTTTGATACCCTTTATGGAAGAAAGGTGAATACGTATACCAATTATTATTTTCAGACCCAAATATATTTGGTGATGTATCTATCTTCCATTGATAATGAGGGACATCTTGTGTCTTTGGAAAACCATAGTAATCTTGTATTAATGGTGATTGACTATATGTTTCAATACCAGGAGCAAACCTTCTTCTATATTTATATTCATCAGTTGGGGTTTCAAAGAATATTCCAAATACAGGTCTTGGTGGTGATTGGTTATCATCACCAAAATATATTGAGTTTGGATTAGGGTAATTTTCAAAAATAAATGGGTTAATTTTCCATTCAGAGTTTATTGATAATGCTTGAGCAAAATCACCATCTATTCTCTCCGCTTTTCTAGTACTATTAAAGAATTGGATAATACCTTTACCTTCACTATTACCACCACCTGTTGTTATAGGTAAGATTGATTGTCTAAATGTATCATTTAATAATCTAGATAAAAATCCAATTTGGATTATATCTGATGTGTCTTGATAAGAAGTAGATTTAACTTGATCAACCATATAACCATTAAAATTTGAGCTATTACATATCTCAGTAATAAACTCATCTCTAGGTCCTAAATCTGCAATTGTTGTTGGGAATTGGATTTGTTTTTCATTATAACCTAATCCAGGATATCCATTAACTATTGATGATGGCCAATTTGAATTAATCAAAGGTTTATCTTTCCCAATGAATTCTTGTGTACTTTGTTTCCATGGTGAAGATCTATAATAGAAACCATTAGTTAATTCATTAAAAACAATAACATCATCACAAAAATTATATGTTGGTATAGTAGACAAAGGCGCATATGTTGTGGTTTTATTAAATGAGAACATATATAATGTCCCATTTATCCAATTGTTTTGAAAAACTTGTGCAAATACACCACGACAAGCAGCAAAGGTAATTGTAAATCTTGTTTTCCATTCTAAAAATAATTTAACATCTTCACCATATTCAGTCAAATATTTTTTATTTAATAGACAATAACACCCACCTTTAACTCTACCTTCCGGAACAATACATTGATTTGCAGGTATAATAGATACATTATTACCAGATCCCTGATAACATTGTAATGATACCATAGTATCACAATCAAAAGTTTGTGTTGGACTATCATATTGTTCTCCCGATATCTCAAGTGACATACCTGACCCTGATGTACCTTCGGTACCATCGGAAGTATAAAATGTAAAATTATTATTTTGGTGTACCGCAAAACCTGTTTTTGAGGTGGTAAGTCCATCTTCAGTTTTTGTAGATGTTGGTAATCGGTCACTCCTCATAACCATTTTAGTTTTATCGTTAAAATTAACACCAGGTAATGTAGTATATCTATAATATGCCGGTGAATATAATGCAGATAATTGGTTTGATGGTACATCACCTATTTGACCCTTAGCTTCAGCTCCATTATCAGGAGTGTTTGCATTTTGACTTTCACTACCACAACTAAGGTAACCACCATTATTTTGTTTACCTAAAAATGTACCACCCCCAATGTACGATGGTAAAAAAGCCGGTATCGTATAGTTACTTGATTGTAATATCGTTCTTGGAGTATTAGTTAATAAAGAAGATCCAATAAATTGCCATCCACTAACTGGTTGGTAATCGGCAACACTAAGATCATCCGTAGATAAATAATAATAAGGATAGTTTGAAGTAAACGCACTATAATTAGGGTTAGATCCATCCGCAGGTCCTATATTAAAATTATATGATGGGAAATAAAGATTAGTAGTTGAGTTTGTTGTGGTGTTATGACTTGATGGTTTTAATCCTGTTGGTTGTATAGGGACATTTAAAAAATAATCCCCCTCAGGTGTTATAATATTACCATATGATTTACCAAATATCTTTGATAAATCGTATTTTATCTTTTGTTTTGCAGTATGAACATCAACACCCCTATTTAAAATTATAATTTCAAAATCTGTATAGTTAGTCATTTGATCTAAAGCTTGTCCCGCATCATAAGTATTATAAGTACCCTCACAACAATATATAAATTGGATTCTATGTTTTAAAAATGAACTTGTAGGAAATGTACCAGAGTTACTACTATTACCACATATTGCCTGAAAAGCAGAAACGGTCATACCTGTTATCATCTGATAATATTCCACATCGGTAGGGTATTGAAGATCCCCAACTTCATCACCACTAATTGATGACGGAATGTTTGAAATTACAGGTTGAGTAATTATAAAAGGTATTGTATTTCCATACGTATCATTAATATTTAAAGGGTTCGCATAAGTAACGCTTATTGATGTTTGACCTGTTGTTGTTGTACCCGTAATTGAGTTATTACCTAATAAATTTAAAGTAGCTCCCGTAATATTAACATTTCCATTGGATTTTGTTGGGTCATTAAAACTAATTGGTTTACCAACTTGCATTTGATCTTTAGTTCCTGGATTAGCTAAAAGAACTATTATTTGATCTTCAAAAAAAGTATTACCATTTAAAGATGGGTTAACAAAACTTTTTATTCTATTTGCACCACCATAAGAATCAAAATATTTATCTCTTGTGTTAAATTCATTTAATTTTTGAGGAAAAGTTGCGGTTGTAGGAAACGCCCAACTTCTTGGGTCTTGACCACTATTATCCCAAGCCGCAAATAGGAATGGTTGTGGTGCGTGATACAACGCAAATTCATTACCAAATATTGTTGTTTTATTAACCTCATTAGGGTCTGTAGATGATGATAATATATCATAACCAGAAAAAATCCTATTGTAGTCGGCAATACCTCTTGCAGCAACCTGAGGTGTAATATCTTGTTTCATTGCCGAAGTGGTTAACGATGGTAAATCACAATTTACACATGGACTTATTGCTCCAGGAAGACAATCTCCCGCATCAAACGGACCATCATTTGCCGACATTTGATCCTCAATAGGATTGTTTTGAGCATTAGGATGTTGAACATCATAAGCAGTTGGCATATTAACCGGAGCTAAAAATCCTTTATTTTGACCAAGTTGTTGTTGATTAGTATTTGATTGTTCTGACGCAATTGCATCATTAACTGAATTTTGATCAATATCATCCTCCAAAGTTGCAGGTCCGCAATCACAATCACAACTTGTACATTCAGGATAAGACATCATAGGTAAACCTATTCTTGGAAAGTTTTTTATCTTAAGAAGGTATTTTATTGTAAAAGCAATAAACGCAACAGATAAAGCGATTCTAAATAAAAACGATATTGCCTTTGCCGCAATTCTTAAAATCAGACCTAAATTAATTACAGGACCACCTAAAGGCGAAAAAGCAAACAACTCAATTAACGAGTTAATCCAGTCAATCATTTCCGATATTGCATCATAAAGGAAATATATTCCTAAAACAATTAATAAGTACTTCAACACAGGCCATGCCCACGCAATAAAGTGAGCAACAAATAATAATACTATTAATGGGTATGCTAAAATACTCATAAAGACATTAAAAATGAAAAATATGGTATCAAAATTTTTAATAATGTCGTTAGATGGAAATGTATTTATCGTTGATTTACAAGCTCTATCATCAATTTCTTTAATACCTAAGTGTCTTGCTCTCCCAACTCCATTTTTGTATCTATCAAGGAACATTGCCGTAGTATAAACTTTATTGTAGTTCATTTCATAGAATGTATCCTCACAATTAATTGCAGATATTGGGTCCACATAATCATCCCAATCTAAACTAAAACTATATGATCTCAATAAATCAAAATAACCTTGTGGAAAGAATGTAAAATCAAATTGTTGTGGTTGTGTATTATCAACAGGATTTGAATCTATTGATATTAAATCACCAACATTAACAGGTATAACCATAGTATCACCATAATATGGTAGTCCGTTAACATAAACGGTAAAAGTGTCGGAATTAGTCTTCCCATTAAATAGTAACCCACCTTCAGTAAATGGAGGTAAGGGATCACTTGTAATATTACCAGCAGTTGTATTAAATATTGTTGAAACTGCTGAAGTTGGATCAAACGGGTCTGTACCACTGGTATTCCAACCATGTTCTTTAATATTTGGAACTAAAAAATTTGCTCTTTGAAAATCATTCTGTAACCCACCTTCATTACTCCATTTAAATTTAAATCTATACCTTCCTTTTGTTGGTATTCCTTTTGTTGGGTCATTTGATATTACTTGTTCCCCAAATTCATTAGTTATTATGTAATCCAAATTCATTGGTACATTTGCTAAAAAAGACCCATCACCATCTATAATTTTACCATCTTGTTCAAATTTATATTGTTCAAGAACTGGAAAATTATTTTTATCAGGGTATATTGTTTGTCTAATACCCAATATTTGTCCGGGTCCCGCAATTAATTCACATAAATTTCCTGTATTATTTTTTGGTTTACAATTTGTTTTAAGTGAATCTTCATTAGTTGTAGAAATAAGAGACCCAATAAAAATAGCGGTAGGATTAATCGTTACATTTGCTTCATTAGTTAAATCAAAATCAACTCTTGTAATACCTATTTGACAAATATCTTCTTGACCCCAAAGAGGTGATATATCAACATTTCTATTTACTGTTTTTATCTGTGGTAATTCACTTAAATTTGATGACGATTTGAATGTTGATCCATTAACTTGTGTTTGAGTTGCTTGACCCGCATTAATTAAATCTTGTGGTGTTAATGAAAAACATCCAATATCCGATAAATCAACATCCATAAAAACGGTTTGAGCTCCGATTGGAACTCCAAAAATCATATAATCACCACTATCATTTGTTTTAACGGTATATTTGTAATATTTGTCATAAACCTCAATGTATGTTTGGTCTATTAAAACTTCTTCTCTATTTGGAAATGTCCCTGTTGCTGAATGAACACTATATGATGGATCATGAGGTAATAAATTATATCTATACCCTAACTCATTATTATCTGATAATGTTTTATATGGATATAATTCAGATATTGTGGGATTTAATTCATCTTCACTAGATAATGGTATGAATATGGATACTTTCGCATTTGGTAATCCAAAACCACCATTAACAATAACTCTACCAACTACAACCCCATAGTCAGAACACACCTTTGTATAAAGATCTGATTGATTTATTTTTAAAGATAGGATCTCTAAAAAATCAAAATCTTGGTCTAATTTTACATTGATGTATTTGTCAACCCCTACTTGAGTCCTTATTCTATATGATTTTGGCATTAAAGTCTTTTTTGATAAATAGTTTATTTCCTATTTTCAAAAAATAGTTCTAATTAAAAAAAAATAAATTATTAGGAAAAATTAACCGTACTTAAATTAATGACCCTAACATTGATATCTTTGTTAGGAAATCTAATTTGATAGATTTGAGTAGGTTCAGCAAAAATTGTATCAGCAATTAATTGAATTTGTTTAGTTGCCGGATCTGAATATTTTTGAGATGTTTGATTTGACGAGTATTGTCCCCCAACTTTATTAAAGAATTCCATATCAGAAATACTTATTATTCCATTTTCCGCTTGGATTAATCTTCTTAACTCAGATACCACAACATTTTGACCTAATTGTCTTGTTGTAGGACTAAAGTATGTTGAAATAATATCAATGATTTTAGATACAACTGCACCTTGATTTTGACTAGCATCTAATACAACATCAACATTAACCACTAAATCAATTGGGTTTGCACTTTCTATTGAAATGTAGTCGTTAATCATCCTATAATTTGATAGGTAGTTTGCAACATTACTTTTTAATGTATTAGAAACCGTATCAGTTAAATTACCACTTGTGTCGTAAGATAACATTTTTATCTTTATCATATTATTCTCTTCCGTAATTGCAACTTTTGCTGGTGCTCCGAACTGAGATGGCATTGTTCTAATAATTGATTCGTAGTCATTTATTGTAACCGCTCTGTTTTGTGCTGAGAAGTTATAGGATACCATATTTCTTACTTCTTCAAGTGTTGGTGCGTTTGCCCCTCCAATCGCTGCAGTAACGTTATTACATTTCAATGTATTAATAACAGATCTGTTAATACTTTCTGATGGTCCATTAACAAAGAATGAAACCGTACCAATTTGATTGATTACATTAACACCTAAATTAGTTGCTTGTCCACCACCAACTCTATATTGTATAAACAATGTTGTGTTTGACTTTAGAGCCGCACCTAAAGCTAAATTATTAGAATATTTATTTAAATCAAATCCTTTACCTGATCTTGCAAAATCTCTAAGTTGTTCTTCAGCAGAAACATTACCACCACCAAATGTCATTTTTAAATAACCTTCAGGTGTATACTCAGATGTAAATTTAGTGTTAGTTAAAATATATCTACCAACCTTAATACCAGGTTGATCAGAAACTTTGGTTGGATCTTCAATGAATACTCTGTCTTCGGCAAGTGCCTTAACTTCATACCATCTATCGTTTAACCCTAAAAAGTCCTGTGGATTTGGAATTGTATTATACTGAGTCCCATCTTTTAAAAGGACACTTGTTATACCTAAAACATTTTTTTCAGGTAAGAATAATTCAAAGAATGGTTTCACATCGTTTGGTGTAATAACTCGTTTGAATACTTTTGTAAACCCGTTTACAACAACTTCCCTTTTTACAATGTTGTAATTTAATATTTTACCATTAGCATCAAAGTTAGGAATTTTTAATCTATTTAATGTACCTTCAGAATTTATTGATGAGGCAAAATCAATATCATAAACGGTTTCAAATGGTTGTCCTGCACCACTTACTTGGGATCCTCTCCTTAGAATACCACAATATCTTAAATCTTCTCTATCACCAAATGCGGGAACCGTTATTGAGAAATCTACTAATGCCACCGAAGGTCTTTGACCCGGAATTTTTAACCCGTAAGTCTTAGCGATATTATAAACTGAAGATTTTTGTTGAGCAAATTGTAATACCGTTTCTTGAATACTCCTATCAATATTAAATTGTAGGTTGTCCGTAACGGCAGCATTTAAATCTAACATTACTGAGAAAACCCCAGCATCGTTAAAGTTCTGTACTAAATCAGGATAATAAGTACGGGTAAAGTTAATTAACTCAGTTCTTATTCCTTGGAAATCTCTAGTTGTGTATGATATTTTTTTCTCAGCCATATACTATTAAATATTGATAATAACAAAATCACTACTTTCAAAGGCTTGATTTGTGACCTTATAGTCTATTTTAATTTTTGCGGTATGTTCTTTTTCACTTATACCTTGTACTTTAAATTCTCTTTCTCCGTCAGGATTAATAAAAGTACCCTTATCTTCTTCACCTAAAGAAGCGTCGGTTATTGAAATATTTGTTATCTGTACACCAGGCATATATTTTTCAACAGAATCCCTAATTTCGCCTTCAATTTCACTAAATGTAGGCCCATCAAGAGGTTCAAAAATATATTCATACAATCTTGTTCCAAAATCAGGAAGATAATATCTATATCCTTTTTTAGTTAATAATAAATGAATTAAATTACTTCTTACTTCCTCTTCAGTTGTATCAGAAACATCTAAATATTTACCAACGTAAGATTCCCTAAAAGGAAAATTTACCCCATATGTAATTCCATTTGCCATATCTTATAAATATAGTATCTATGTGTTTTGAATAAATACATATAAAATAAAAAATCACGACCTAAGCCGTGATTTCCCATTGTAATATAAGATTCATACTAAGATGAACATCCAAAACATTCAAACTCTGAACTATCAGGTTTTTGTGGTAAATTCATATTTGAAAAATCTACTTTAGGTGTTTCTACTTTTTTAATTGGTTCTCTTTTTGTCATGTCCAATGCTAAGTGTTTCGCTCCTGTTGAAATTGCCTTTGTTCTAACGTAGTAACAAAGTGTTTTCAAACCTTTCTCCCAAGAGTGGAAGTGTGATGAAGTAATCTTTGACAATGTTGGATTTGACATATAGATATTCATTGATTGTGATTGATCAATAAATGGTGCTCTGTCTGCCGCCATGTTGATAAGTTCTTTTTGTGAGATCTCCCAAATAGTTTTATACTTAGGGATTAAATGCTCAATTCTTTTAACTTTCTTATTATAATGTTTGTCTTCAGGATCTAAGTAGTTATTGAAATTAATGTTTTGGATTGAACCCTCATTCATAATAATTTCATTTTTCAAATCTTCAGACCATATACCAATTTTCTCAAAGTCCGCAATTAAGTATTTATTCACAATCATAATTTCACCACCAACAACTCTTCTGTTAAACAATGCTGAGTGAGCCGGTTCAGTCATTTCAAATGATCCCGTAATTTTAGCGGAAGATGCAACAGGCATTTGTGCCGTGAATAATGAGTTACATACCCCATACTCTTTAACATCTTCTTTTAATTTATTCCAATCCCAATATCCTGACAAATCATTTTCATTCAAATCCCACATATCAAATTGGAAAATACCTTTAGACATAGGTGATCCCTTGAAGTGTTTGTATGGTTCGTGTTTACCATTTTTACATAACTCATTACTTTCGTATACCGCCCCGTAATATATGGTTTCAAAAATTTGTTTGTTCAAGATTTTTGCCTCTTCGTCTGTAAAGATTAAGTCAAGTAAGTAAAATACGTCAGCCAAACCTTGTGTTCCGATAGCAATTGCACGTTGTTCTAAACCACCTTTTAATCCTTTTTGTGTTGAGTAATTATTAATATTTACAACTTTATTTAAAGTTCTAACTACTTTTCTTACTTCATTAAACAACAATTGGAAATCAAATTTACCATTAGTGATAAAGTTTTTAAGTACTATTGAAGATAATGTACAGATAGCCGTTGTTTCCTCATCTGTGTACTGATAAATCTCATTACAAAGATTAGATTGTTTGATCACACCGATGTTTTGGTGGTTAGTCTTTCTGTTTGCACTATCTTTAGAACATAAATAAGGGATACCACTTTCAACTTGTGATTCAATAATTTTAGACCAAATGTCTTGTGCTTTAACTTTTTTACCCAACCCTAAAGAAACCGCTTTATTGTAATTTTCTTCATACTCATCACCAAATGATTCTTGTAATGGTTTGATACCTGCAGTGATAATATCGTTAGGACAGAATAAATACCATTCAGTATTGTCTTTTACCGCTCTCATGAAATTATCAGGGATCCAAAGTGCCGTAAACAAATCTCTAGCTCTCAATTCTTCAGCACCTGTGTTCTTTTTAATTTCCAATAAATCAAAAATATCTTTATGCCAAGGTTCAAGATAAATTGCTGCCGACCCTGGTCTACGACCTTGTTGGTTAAAGAAACGTAAAGATTCATTAACTATTTTAAGGTATTTTAATAAACCACCCGCATAACCACCTGAACTTGATATTCTACTTTCTTTACTTCTAATGTTAGACATTGATAGTCCAATTCCTGCAGCGTCTGAAGAATAAGTTGATATATCCGTTAATGTATTTAACAATCCACTTCTTGAATCTGAATTATTATAGTGTAAAACGCAAGATGCTAATTGAGGTACCTTTGTGCCCGCATTAATCATAATTGGTGTTGCCTTAGATATAAGTTGATTTGATAATGATTTGTAGTACTCAACCGCCTCCACAAAGTTATCTGTAACCCATAATGCAACCCTCATATACATATGTTGTGGTCTTTCAACTACAACACCATTAGGTCTTTTTAACAAGTACATTTCTTGTAAAGATCTCCAAGCAAAGTAATCAAAATTATAATCATTATCGTGATTAATTACCTCATCAATACTATCCTCACCATATTCTTTAATTGTCTCAATCAATTTTTCATTGATGATACCATCACCAAATAACAAATTCATAGTTTCTGAAAAACTTGGATTGGTTTCTTTATGGTATGACGAAATCGCAACTGAAGATGCCAATCTTGAGTAATCGTGGTGACTACCAGTGTAAGATGCTGCAATCTCGTAAATTAATTTATCTAATTCTTTTGTTGTTATTACACCCTCAGTTGGTACTGAGGTAATAACCTTAATGAAAATCTCGTCTGAATTAACATTCAAACCTTTTGCTGATCGTTTAACACGATTGTAAATTTTTTGTGGATTAAACGTTACATTCTCCCCATCTCGTTTTAATATTTTAAGTGACATCATAATTTTTTAATATTTAAAAATCTTCTTCAAACGTAATCGTTTCGTTCAATTTTGCTTTTTGGTATTCCATTGTTCTTGATTCAAAGAAATTACCTTTTGTTTCAACTGCAATTTGTTCCATGAATTTAAATGGTTGTTCAACATTAAATTCTTTACTACAACCAAATTTAACTAAAAGACCATCAACAACAAACTCCAAATATTGTTTCATCAGGTTTGAGTTCATTCCAATCAATGAAACAGGTAATGACTCAGTAATGAATTCTTTTTCAATTTCTAAAGCCGATAACAAAATCTCCTTAATTCTTTTTTCAGATGGTTTTTCCTCACAATGGTTGTTCAATAAGTGAATTGCAAAATCACAATGTAAGTTTTCATCTTTAAAAATAAGTGTATTTGCATTACACAAACCTTGCATTATTCCTCTTGATTTCATCCAAAATATTGAACAGAATGATCCTGAAAAGAATATACCTTCAACCGCAGCAAACGCAATTAATCTTTCTTGGAATGATGAATTATCAATCCAATCAAGAGCCCATGTCGCTTTTTTCTTAACTGCTGGTAAGTTCTCAATTGCATTAAAACACTCATCTTTTTCTTTTGGATTACTAATGTAAGTATCAATCAATAACGAATACATTAATGAGTGAATATTCTCCATCGCCAACTGAAAACCGTAGAAAAACTTAGCCTCAGGATATTGTACTTCACGATAGAAGTTCTCCGCCAAATTTTCATTTACAATCCCATCAGAAGCTGCGAAAAATGATAATACATTCTTAACAAAAAACTTTTCATTATCTGTTAATTTTTCCCAATCGCGAATATCATTCGTTAAATCTACTTCTTCAGCCGTCCAAAACGCCGCCTGATGCATTTTGTAGTATTCCCATATGTCATTGTGTTCAATCGGGAAGATAACAAACCTGTTAGGGTTTTCCTTTAATATTTTTTCCATTTTTTTCTTAAAATTAATTAGTTTTTGTTTCGTTTTGTCTTTGTTGTCTTTTTTCTAACAACTCTTTGACTCTTAATCGTTGTTTTTCTTCTTTTTGTTCTTCCAACCCTAAGAAAGTCATAGAACTATCGGTGTCAATGTCTAGCATCGCATTATCAAATTTACAATTCTCAAATACAACTCCGTCATCACCAACCCTTGATTTTGTAATTGCTATTGTTGCTAATTTCATTTCTTTCTGTTGAAGTGTTTTTGCAACCGTAATAATAACGTGACCAACTTGTGCCTTTTTAATTGATCCACCCATTTGATCAGTTGTTACAACCTCAGAAGAAATAGAACTTCTATTACCTTGTGTTGCAGTCCATCCAACTAAATCCATTTCGTGACACATAGCTTCAAATGCTCTCATTACAGATCCTTCACTCTTCCATTCATCACCTAAATTCTTATCAGGAACAACACAGTCAATGTAATCAAGTAATACCATATCAATCTTATTACCATCAGCAACCATCTTTCTGATTTGATTCTTAATTTGTGACATGGTTACCGTATCAGATGGTAACTTATTCATAATTAACTTATTTGGCATAGATTCCTCAATATCTTTAACCTTTTTGATAACTTCGTCTCTTTTTTCTGACAATTCATCAGGATGAATCTTAGTCCAAAGTGTATAATGTTTTCTTTGTATTACCTTTGGGTTGTCCTCAAAAAAGATCTGAAGTACGTTATTTCCTAAGTTAAATGCGTGGTTAGCAATTTTAGTTAAGATTGTAGATTTACCCACACCCGTTGGTGCTAATATAACCCCAATCTCACCTTTAGCCAAACCACCTTTAAGTAGTCTATCAATTCCAGGTATTCCCATTGGAATTGGGTGTCTGTAGTCGTCATCAAGGACCTGATCAATGTTGGAGAAGACATCCATTGAACTTGTGTCTTTAGCTCCTACTTGTAAAGCTCCTCTAACCATTTCCTCAAGGGCATCATAGTTCTCAAATTCACCACCATCAATGATTTTTTGAGCTTTGGTCATAACCTTTTGAAGTTCCTGTTGTTTACAGAACTTTAACGCCTTTTCCTGTACAAAAGCTACACCATCAATAGGTGCGTCCTTAATTTTCTTAATTGTATCCAATACTATCTTGGATGCAATCTCTTGTTGTAGTTCAGATTTAGTAATCTGTTCTAATGTCTCAAATGATGGTGTGTGATCATATTTTGTATAATACTCTCTGATCATTTGGGTAATTATTTTAAAGTATTTATTTTCAAAATAATTGTTTTCAATCACATCAATGATTGAATGTGAAAAATCTTTATCTAAGATAATTTGATTAAGTAATTGTAATTGGAATGTGTTTCCTAGATACTCAAAATTTTTGTTTGTCGCCATAATTTTCCTTCTGTTAGTAAAGATAAATACTATTAGTTTTGGATAAATTCAGGGTAAAAATAATTAAAATTTTTGCCTGAAAAAATGTCAGTCAGGTCGTTTAGTATACCTTTTAGCTTTGGGCGTAGGTCTACGGTATATCTTACCTTTGGTGGATACACTTTAGCATCAAACCTTCTCTGACAAATTGTCAGGTCTCCAACCTTAATATAAAGGTTAAAATTTTCATCACCGTCAGTAATTGACGTATTTAAAATTTCTGGATTCTCAGAAATTTCATATTTGTTGTCTAACATATAGACCACTGATCGCATTTTCAAATCATATTCTAATTTACGACATACCATACTCATATGGTCATAAAAATCCTCAGATTTGTGGGCGTTTTTGTTAAATCCTTTAACGTTAAAAAAACGTTGTACTACAATGTTATCATTACACATTAATAGGAATTCAACTTTTGTTACATCTTGATCTCTCATCTTGTTTTTGTTTTTACTTTTTTTACTTTTTGTTTCTAAATTTTGTTTTTTCTTTTCTTGATAATTTTAAAAATGGTTTTAAAAAATTAACCCAAGAGTCATCACCTTTTGGTAGGTATTTGAAGAACCCGTCATCCATCATCATTCTAATTAGGTTTCTATGTCCTCTCCCATCGGGATCCATCGATTCAGAGTAATATTCCCTAACCATTTCTTTACCCTCTTCGTCAATTAAAGGTTCTGACAAATCTACGAGTTTTTTATTGATTTTAAAAAAATCATCACCCATGATACCTTCTTTGGTTTTTCCACTGAGTAGATTTCCTAAAACAACATTTTTTTGTTGTTCTTTTAACAATAACTCACCCTTTGTTAAAATATCGGTTAAAGATATCTCTGAATCAAGTATTTCAGGGAAAAACTTAATTAAAGTTTTCTCACCCATTAAACTTATTCCGTCAATATTATCCGAAGTATCACCAGCAAGGATCTTAAATGTCATAACATTATAATGAGGAATTGAACAATCTTTAAATTTAATGTTGTCCCCAAATCTATAATACGACTTTAAGTTTGGTGAATAGATTAATACCTTTTCTGAGATTAATTGAGTTAAGTCTTTATCACTTGAGAATATCGTTTTCTCTTCATCTAAAGAGATTTGACAATAGTAGGCAATGAGATCATCCGCTTCCGAATTTTCAACCTCTAATTGTCTTATAAACATCTCTTCAAGATATTGTTTAACCCTTGTTTTTTGTTTGTTAAATGAATCTGTCTTCTCCTCATCATTAGGGGAAGACTTACGATTCATCTTATATTTTGGATATATTAATTTTCTTTGTGATGAGTTTGTATCACTATCCCAAAAGACCATAACTTTATTAAAATTAGTTTCTTCTAAAAATTTACGAATTGTGTTAAGAAAATGCCAAGTCCCACCAATGTGTTCCCCATTATTATAAAAATCCTTAACTCCGTGAAATCCTATTTTTAATAAATTGTTACCATCAACAATTAATGTTTTGACCATTTAAAATTTTTAAGTCGTTTGAAATACTTTTTACTCGTCAGAGTCATCATCAGATTCATCCAAAGAATAATCTGAATACCCTAATTTTGTTTCCCAATAATCAGAATATTCTTTCTTATAGTTATCCAAAGATTCTTTTGTGTCTGTAATATAACCTTGTGGTACTGCGATGATCTTACCATCTTTATACCCAAGACCATTAACGTGATTCTTTAATATTGAAATCTTAGTTCTAATTGCAAACGATACTTTTCTACCATTCTTAGTCGCATCAATGTGACTAATACCTGCCTTTTTCTGATTACCAAATAAGAATACTAATGATGATGCCAACCATACCGCTTCACCACCTTTAGCTTTGATTTCAGGTTGACCAAATGGATTATCAGGAAGTAACACCCAAGGTTGATTTAAAATAACCAAAGTGTTGTAATACGGATATTCTTCTTTTTTAGATTTTGAGATTCTTGAATGAATTCCCATACCAATTTTATCCGCTAATACTTTTGCGTTGTGCATTCCTCCACCTTTACCATCAAAAGTCATCTGACAAGGTATACTACCGATACTATCCCACAAAAATAATAAACTATAAGGAATATCACCTTTTTCTTGGGCATCAAGAATATCATTAATAAATTCAGTTGCTTGTTCAATCACATCAAACGAATCATTAAAAATAAACATACCATCATACTCACCAAGTTCGTTTTTTTCTGCCTGTAACCCTAATTCAATAGCGTGTTCCCAAGACCATTTTTTCTCAGTAATAATAAGAATAGGTAAATGTCCTTTTTTTTGAGCGTCTGCTGCAGCAAGGATCATTGCCGTTGTTTTTGAGGTATTAGAGTGACCTAAAAACATATTTATACCCCCCATAATGGGTCCCGGTAATCCAGATGACCCCAAAAAAGCCTCTCCAAGATTATAAAAACTTTCTGGTTTGTATTTTGTTTTTGTTGAGTACTTACCTTTGATTGTCTCTAAAGATATTTCTCTTTTTCTTATCGCCATGTTATTGTGTAATTGCTGAATTATATTTACGAATTTTTTCCAATGACTCAAGTTTATCTTGTGCATTAGCGAATTTTTCAACCAACTTATCCATTTCTTCAAGATGTTGTGGGTGTTCACCAATACCGACAGGTGAAGTTAAATAAACTAATAATGTTGCTTCCGCCTCAGCGATTTCACTACGATATTTTAAGGACAATGCCTCATACATTTTTTCTGCTATTTTGCTCATTTTTTTGATTTTAAAAAATATGGACACTCAGTATTCCAAGTGTCCATGTTAAAGTTTAATTAGAATGGTAAATCTTCGTCAACTTCTTGATTAGACTGAGGATCAGCCTTTTTAACTTCAGACTTTACACTTCCACCCATAGAAATCTCTTCTTCTTGATTATTTGAGTAGATGTATTTTCCTGCGTCAGTGTCCCAACGTGGAGTTTCACCTCTTGCAATTGATTCAAGATATTCAACAGGTTTCTTAGAGTATACGTCCTCCCAAGTCAACTCATTGTTGACCCATGTTGATGATTGTTCAGCATCCTCATGTGTTGGTGCCGGATCGTCATACATAACAGTTTGAATAACCGTATACGTCGCTCCTTTTGGAGTCTTTGCCTTTGTAAGTTCAAGGATTAAGTCACGACCAGTATCAGAGTCGGTAACATCACCTTTTGCTTTCCAAATTGGAATAATTTTGTCAAGGATTCCTTCTTGTTTGTAATTGTGTTTAAATCTCCAAAATTTAACACCATCTTCTTCGTGGTCACGGTCAATTACTTTAACAATATAAAACTTACGTGCTTTGTATTGTGTTGCTAATTGTTTGTCGGATTCACGACCTGTTGACATTAACTCGTCATATACCTCATTCAAAGGTGAACGTTCGTTGTCATTTTTTCCTGGATCATAGAACTTCTGCCATTTACCATCAACATTGATTTCGTGAAACCAAACTTCCTTAAAAGGAGATGATCCATCAGTTGTAGGTAAAATACGGATTGTTCGTTGACCTTGTTTTTCGTTATCCTTAAGGATTGCTGCGAAATACTTTTTCATTCTTTCTTCTTGTGTGAATTTTGAAGTGGAAGAAGAACCACTTTGTTTTGAACTCTCATACTGAGCCAAAACTGCATCTAAAACATTGTTTGTCGCCATTTTGTATATATTTATTAAAGGTTTACGTAGAAAATATAGTTATAAAAAGTAGGGTAGTCAATAAAATATTTAAAAAAAACTTGAGAGGGACATCAATGTCCCTCTCTAAAGTATTACATCATATTTGTGTCTTCGTCGTCGTAATCATTAAATGAAGTTTCAACATCATTTGTTGAGTAATTATTAGCATCATCAGTTGTTAACACATATTCATTTTTACCCGATTTTTCCATATCAGGTTCTTTGTCTTGAAAGAAATCAGATAATTTTTGGTTAAAAGGTCCTGAATCTAAACTTCTTAGTTCTAATTTTTCTTGTGGTGTTTTTGGTCTAAATTTATCAAACTTAGTTTCTAAATTATTTATGGTTGTTACCAAACCATCCATTTCACCTAATTTTTCCTCAAGAGTTTTTAGTTGAGCAAATAAGTTATCAAAATATTCTTCTTGTTTTTGTTCCATATTTTTTTGACTCTTAACTAAATCTGTAACATCTAATTCTTCTTTGTTTTCTTCTTCTTCCCCCTCAGCACCAAGTTCTTCTACCTCAGGATCGGTTGCAATATCAACAGGTGCTGCCGGTGGAATTGGAGCAACTGCGTTAGGGTCTGCGGGTGCAGCATTAGGATCAACAGGAGCATTAGGATCAACAGGTGGAGCTCCAGCGGCAGGATCAGGTGCTAAAGCAGGATCCGCAGGTGGTGCCAACGCTGGATCTAATGCAGGATCAACTTGTTCACTTATGTATTTGTTAATAGAATTAAATCTACTTATTTCTTTTAATATTTTTTTATCTATTGCCATGGTTATCCGTTTAATAATTGTTTAATTCCTGTTTTAGTTTCTACTTGGATTTTTTTGAATGTGTTCATAGTATTATCAACTCTCTCAATCAATCCGTCTTTTATTCTAAGCGTATAACAATCTCCAGTGTCTAAGTCACAAACTTCTTTGTACCCATTACCTTTATCTTTCTCTGACACTCTTGTGTTTTTACCCAAGTAGTTGTCTAAAATTAATTTTGTATCCATAATTGTTTTTATTTATAAATATCTAGTTATTCAATAAAATTAATTTAATGAGTTATATATATCTATTGCTTGTTTTACTTTATTTTGTAATGTATTTTTATCTTGTTCTGTCATTTCAGTATAAACATTATCAGGTTGGATGTTAGGATACTTAGTTACATATAGTTGAACAATCTCTGCATCGGTAGCTGTTTTTATTAAAGATAATCTATCTTTAAATTTACCAATTGCAAAATCAACAAATTTTTCAGCAGATATAAATGATACTACAGGTATATTCAAATTAGTACCTCTTGATAAACAATAGTATTTTTTATTAGTTGTAGACGCTAATATTTGCCCATAAGTTTCAGTTAAATTAATGGTACTATAATTATTTTCATACGCCTTTAACCCACTTGATGACGCAGAATCCAAATAAATAAACGAGAATAAAACCCCTGACAATTTTGCAAAATTATCATTTAGTTTTGTAACCCCACCACTTGTGGTTTCTTTTGGTATTCCACTTGCAACAATCCTATCTCCAAGTAGTTTTTTAAAGTCCTTATATGATATTTGAGTTGATGTTGGACTATCTAATGGTGTATATCCAACATAACCACTATTAATTTTATCAGAACAATCTTGATTTTTAGTTATTGTATCAGTACCGGTTACATTTGAAACCACATTATTTTTTTGGAATATTACGTTTTCAGGTGATGATTTAGATTTCTCCTCATTTGCCTTTACTTGTTCTTGTAATTTAGAAATTATATTTAAACTTAAAGATTGTATAAAACTGTCAATTTTAGGTAAACTATAAAAAGGTTGTCTTGTACCTTTAAATGTTGTACTAAATTCACCATCACTAATCTGATGAGTTACCGAAGTAATCATATATGGTCCTGAGAACATAGGTATGTTTCTTACATTAAAATACATCATTGGTTGTATTAGAGCGTTACCCAACATATCAACAGAACATTCGTAACTTCTATTTCTATATAAGTTATATAAAGATACGTTTTGAGATCCTGTACTTCTGTTTCTACTTTGATTTGCCATTTGATTTAACATTTCCAAAGATTCTGCAGTAGGTTTTCCCACATCTTGACCAACACTAAAGTTTTTAAATATTTGTTGATTTTGATTACTAATATCAATATTAAACCCAACTACCTTATTTGATTTATCCCAATTCTTTTTGTTAGATTGACTTTCAACTAATGGGTTATCACTTGCTCTTCTAAGATCAAAAGCATCATCTCTAAATCTATAATCAACATTGTCCTTCATATCCACATACTGACTAGGTTTGTTTGCGTAATAACATAAAAACTTAGGTGATGTATTTCTGTAGTCCACATTTAAGAATGTGCCCCAAAATGAGTTAGCAAATTCAGTTGATCCTTCACTTCTTGGTACAGGATTTTTTTCTGCGTCTTGTGCATTATAGAAATTAGCGTAAGCAGGTAATGGGAAATAAGTAAAATTATTTTGAGTTAAAATTGTTGACACAATATCTAACATATTATTTTTATATAATGACCCTTCAATTAAATCTTTAATTTTGAAGATATCAACATAAACTTTTTGTCCAACGTCTCTACTTGCCCTATCAAATAATAAAACATCTTCAAACATTGTTTTTGATTTAAAGTCACCACCGGCAACCCACGTATCATTGAATGCTTTAAATGTCTCCCACATCTCAACTCTTGTTTGTTCTCCCTCAAGTTGTGACTTATTACCTTTATCACCTTCTATTGTAATATTTGGTAAGCCAGCTCGTACACCTGTCATTAAATTAGAAATAACATTTTTTAAGTAAGTTTCTGATTTATCAAGGTATTCATCCATAAGACCATAAAACTTAACCCCATCTACACTATTACCTAAATTTTGTACAATAGGAAGAGTAGTTGTAGTTGTGGTAACTTGTGATGTGGTATTATTTACTGTACTTACAATGAATTGATTGTCATTAGGACTTGTTGCCAAATTACCATATTGACTAATTATAATTTCATTTATTAGAGGGGTATTAATTGGATATAGTGACGCACTTGCAGGTTGTCCTGTAAATAATATTGTTCCATTAGTGTCTTTATAAACACAATATTTTTGTGGACCAAATTTATAGACCGAAATTGTTTTAGTATCTTTAAGTGTTACTGTAGTTAATAAATCACCAGGTGTTTGAGGACTTGGTACGGGTGTCGGTACAGGGTTTGGTATTACAACGTTATTTGTTGGGACTTTAAAGTTATTAAGTTTCTGAGTTGCATATAACATAATCAACGGAGCAAAATCTTTAACGTTTTTTTCCGTAAATTGTACATTCAAATCAATAAAGAAATCCGTAATATATGATCCATTATCAGAATAAACTAACTCAGGTATTTCGGAAAATCCAACATATTTCTCCAACGTTTTCCATGTTTCAGGGTTTGCAGTTTTAGATTGAGCCAATGTAGTAGTTCCACCATTTGATGGTAAACTTCCTGTTGTTCCTTGATTATACCCTTGATAAGATACAGGATCAATTAAGAATTTAGTGGAGAATGTTAAGAATGTTCTTCTATCAAACATAGATGGATTACCCATTTTCAATACAACATTATATTCTAAGAAATTAGTTAGTATCCCTTGAAAATTTGTTTTTTGTTTTTCTATAACAGAATTAATCATCCCCTCGGAATTAAGGGTAGATGGTTTTTCAACAACTAATAATTCTCTCATTAATAATTGAAAGTTCTTGTATGATCTTTCAGATTCAGTTTCAACATCTTTATCACTTGGAACCAATGTCTTAAAATCGTAAATTGATCTACTAAAATTTAAGAACTCTTGTTCAAAGTAATCTAATATTTCCGTATCAAATGTTGTAAACATTTCCGATATTTTATCGTATTTTGTAATATCACCATTCAATGAAAAATTCTGTTGTGTTTTCTTATCCGACAATATTTCTTTCAAATATGAATCAGGGTTTGGTTTTGTAATTTTAGTATTATCAAAATAACCATAGTTTGGTGATCCCCAAAATAATCTAACCGATCCGTTAAAGACCGCAGGATTACTAGAAACCTCTACTTTCATTTTGTTATTTTTAAAACACTCGTCTTTTGTTTGATTTTTTGTATAACCAAAAGACGGCATTATAAAATATTTATCACCTTCAGTAGTTTTAACTATTGTTGACCAAGGTGTTATTTTTAATGATCTATCATTATCGTTAGGATCAAAACCACTTATTTCAATAATTTTACCTGATGAATTTGTTGTCATCACCATTTTACCATCATTAATTAATGTTTGGATTTCAGTTTGTGAATACCCCCCTGTTGCTGAATTAGTAACATAAAAAATATTTGGTGTAACCACAGTAAAGTTTTCTCCCGTAAGTGTTTGGGTTATATCAATAATATATTGTCCAACACCTCCTGTAGTACCACTCACTTGACTAACAATTTTAGTTCCAAGAGCAAGAGTTGGTCCTGAAATAATTTGCCCTGCGGATAATGTACCACCCGTAAACGTTAAAACGTCCATTGTTGTTCCATTAACATTACACGTACCATTTAATATTGATGTATTTTGAGATATATCAACAACATATTTACCAACACCTCCTGTTGTTCCATTTATTTGGGATACAATAGTTGTATTAACATCTACTGTTGGTCCAGCTAATATTTCGCCAGGAGCCAAGTTATTATCATTAATAGTATAAACGTCTAATGTTGTTCCAACAATACTACAAGTACCATTTAATTGTGTTGCTCCCGAAAATAATTGTAATCCTTGTAAGAATACATTCATATCATCATACAACTTAGGGAAAAACCCTGTATTCATAGTTGTTGAATTATATGCAACTAAGTTTGGTGTTGCACTTACCGTATTTTCTAAAACAATATTGTTTTGTAATCCTTCAATATTCAAAGAATAAACTTTTGTTGATGCCGATGTTACGGGATCATAATTACCTAAATAATCAAAATCTTTCCAAACCTCATCTAATATATCTACACCAGTATCATTCCAAGTTTTATATCTATGCCATATGGAACCATATTTAACAACCCAAGCGTATGGTAATTTATGTACCGCTCCGAATTTTTTAATGGTTGATAAGATATAACTTAAATCATTAGGTTCGTTATATGACCTATATTTTTCTCTAAGACTTGCTAGTGGTAAACTATTCAAGAATAGATATGCGGCTTGTTTGTAGGATGATAAATCATTTGGTTTATATCTAAAATTATACACACCATTTTGAATTGCATTTATAAAATAAGGTGTGTTCAATATTGAAGTGGTCTGAGTATCAGTTACAAATCCATCATAATTAGTGTAATTTAAATTACCTTCAGTTGTGAATTGTTCCTCAATTTTTCTACTATTATAGAATGTTTTGAAATTAGAGGTGTCAATATTTTGACTAAATACGTCAGCCTTATAGTTAAAGTTAGTTATAGGTCTTTTCTTATCGTTAGTGTCGTCGTTATTAAAATTACAAATTGTTTTATGTGTTGTATTGTACGATAATACATCTTTAGTGTTATACGCTAAATTAACATTTTGAAGTGCCTTTCCATCTGCAAGATAATTCTGACACCAATTAAAATTAGTAATAGGATACATATCAGAAAAATCAAATTCATTACTAGAGGTTTGATTTCCTATGTAGTCTATTATTTTTGATTCATCAGTTAATGAAACATTTGGTTGAGATCTTTCATTTGTTAAAATTTGTTGATTAAATAATTCAAAAGGTACGTTAGTTTTATTCTTAAGGTAATTTATTGTGAATTCTCCTCTTATGAATTTTTGCCAACTTTCACCTTCTCCTTGATTTGAAATGTGTCTTAAAAATGTTAAGAAATTATTTTGATCAATTAAGTATCGTTTTAGTTTTTGAGTTAAAAATGGATTATCATTACCTAAACTCTTAAGTATATTAATCTTTTCGTCTTCCGCTTCAACCATAAAGATGCTCGCATCATATCCTGATTGTCTATTTAATTTAGAATAATAAGTGTTAACCATAATCCTTTCATAAATCTCATAAAAGAATTTTATCTCTTCTTTGTTTTGGAATACCTCATTTGTTACAGGGAAATCAAGAGCATTTAAACTTAATCTATTTGGTCTTGTAACCACATTAGACTCATCACCA